GAAGAATTTTTGCTTCGGTTTTCTTTTTAAGAAGAATATTTTCTTCTATCTTTGCACAGAACAAAGTAAGTAAGTAAACGCAAAGCAAGAAAAAAAGAGCGACTACCGGAGTAGGCACTACACACACATTCTATAAATACAAAGATAGGAAATTCTTTTGTTCTTGCCGCATAAACACAGGAAAATATGTCGGATAAAATAACAGTAACAGACATTCAGAGGATTGAGCCGGGTACCTCAATGACGTGGACACTTCCTCCTGCTAAATGCTTGTCAGCAAAAGCAATGGCATACGAATATGCCTTCAAGAAGAAGGATCCTCGTATAGAGAGATACAAGGTAAGTATCAACACCAAAGAATCAAAGATAACCATTACAGCAATACCAGTTAAACCCAAACAATTATGATGAACAGAATTTCTAAAACAGCTTTAGCCGCAATTACGGCAATTATCTTAATCGGTTTTCTAGTCAATAACCGGAAAGACTATTCTTCAGATGTTATCAGCCAGATCAATGAAAATGCAAAGGCTTCCATCATGTATAAGCTGGGGCCGGATGCAACAGATACCGAGATCGCGCGCGAATACCTAACCAATAAAGACTTCTACGATGCTCAATGAAACGGCAATAATGATCACGATGAACAATAAGACGTTTGGCCTTCGTGAATCAGCGTCTATTGTCGGTGGAATGTCACGTTTGCAAAAGCTTCTTGACAACGGATTTATAAGGTCCCACAAGAAGAGTGACAAACAAAATGCCAAGACGTTCTGCAATGCGTGGGACGTTCTGAAAAATGCTTCGATTGAACGTGCCATAGTAGGCCGCCCAAGAAAGTAAGATACGCTTTGTAGTTCAACGGACAGAACGGAAGTTTCCTAAACTTCAAATCCGGGTTCGATCCCCGGCAAAGTGACACAATAAAATAGATCTTTGACATGCTTAACATACAAACATGTACTGACGTTAAGAAATGACATCTAGCGGAAACGCGGTTATGGTGTCTGGGCTTGTCAGTACATTATCAAGTCCAAAACAATTGCTGATTAAACGGCTGGGTATGTCCCTTAATGACAAGATTGCGCTTGCGGCCACCCCTGTGGTAAGATTCCACCAGATTATTCTGTGACAGGTTGAAGCCTTCGAGGGGTACTGCCAAAGTTCATAAGGTTTTTTTCTAAGCTAGGATTGTCTTTTGGGTTAATTTATTTTGTTTAAATGGTTTTTTATCTTTCCTGCTGGTCTGTGAAGATCGGCAGGTTTCTTTAAAAAACACGGATCAGTAGCTTAGTTGGTGAAAGCGGCGGCCTCATAAGCCGAAGATCCACGGTTAAAGCCCGTGCTGATCCACGCTTGTAGAAAAGCAATTCTATTTTCTTAATCTTAACCACTGGACAGGGGCTGTAGATCAATGTAGATCGTCACTTCGGTGAAGATGCGGATTCGTAACCCGCCAGCTCCACAATACTTGTAACTAACAGCAAAGGTGGTGTGAATGCGCCAGGGCTTGTGATCAAGGAATGCGTTGGGAATGCGTTGGGAATGCGTGTCTGGTGATATGGGGCCTAGTATGTCAGGCGGCGGCGGTGATGAACCGTGGGCACCGTGGAAAAGCGTGATAGATAAACAGAGCAAGACGTCCCGCAAGACGTCCCGCAAGATGTCCTTGAGAGACCAAGTACGCGAGCCAGTAAGCATCATTAATGGGAAGAGTTGCCGGTTAAATTCAATAGCGTATCTCTTTTTTTTAAAAAAAGTCGTCCGCTAAATGGGAAAGCTACACCCTATTCCTAAAAAAACCTAGCATTTGCTAGCAATTGCTAGCATTTGGTAGCATTTGCTAGGTTTGCTAGCAATTGCTTTCACTCGCCAAAAAAATACACTAAATTCTTCTATTTTTGGAAGAATAAATTAATTTTCGATGAAATATTTTTACATGGTTAATTAGTTGTATTTCAGCGAGTAAAATATCATCAAAGAGGTTGAAGTCTAGCAAATGCTAGCAAATGCTAGCAAATGCTACATGATATATGATATATATAATAAGATAATATATATTATTAACCCCTTTATATTTCCCCTTAGAACTTTCAGCTTGTCCGGTCATATCCGGACAGGCTTTTTTTATAACCTAAAACTTAATCAAAATGGAAGAAAAAAACATTCTGCTGATCGGACAGGATTCTCAAGGTAATCTGGTTCTGGTTAAACGTCCTGAAGATGGAACTTCATTTTCTGAACAGACGCTGAAATTAAATGAAGAAGATCAGGTTCTTCTGAAAAACTATTTGTCAACCATTAAAACAAAATCAAATGAGTAACGTATCAATGAAATTAAGCGAATTCCAGAAGTTCAATTCTGAAAACATTCTGGAGTATGATGTAGTCCGGGAAAAGGTTGTTGAATTATACAACATGATCTGGGGGCAAGGCGGTGAATCCTTCATCGAACGTGAGACACAGAACTTCCTGAAGATTATCCGGGAAAGCAAAGCCTTAAAAGCATGTACGGCTTTCTCGGTATATACTTGCATGATTGATCTTGCAGTTACCGGCCTGACAGTTGAACCGGGCGCACAGGCAATGGCTTATCTGATCCCACGCAATGTATGTATCGGGAAAAGCCCAAACAACGGACAGGATATCTACGAAGCGCGCTGTCAGTTGAAAATCTCCGGATATGGCGAATTATCCATGCGTACAGCTTCCGGCCAGATCCTTTATGCTGACAATCCTATCATAGTATACGACAATGATGATTTTTCCTGCTCAGTTTCGGGAGATGTCAAGAATGTGGAATATAAGTGCAACCTTCCGCACAAAGGAAATCAGATAATCGGTTGCTTTGTCCGCATAGTAAGGCCGGACCACTCTGTCGATTATTCCTGGCTCCTTGAAGAAGAGATTGAACGCCTGAAAGGTTACTCCTCAAAAGCAAACAGAAAATGGAATGAGAGGGACAGAAAATGGGAATTAAAGGCTAATGATCTCTATTCATCTAATGATGGCCAGATAGATTCCGGTTTTCTTATTGCCAAGACTATCAAACACGCCTTCAAGACTTATCCCAAATTGAGGATCGGTAAATACACCAGTCTCCAGTCTGACGATAATACACAGGATCCGGCAATGGATATCTATCAGGTCCAACAGCCAGAACAGGACAGACCATTCGGCCCTGATGTGAACAACATTGCTCAGGGTGTCAGAATAGAACCTAAAGATACAGACCAGAAAAGTGATGATACACCATTTTAACAAAAATCATTATGGAAAAACAGCTAATTAACTACAATGACATTACTAGCATTGCGCAGATTGCGCCTGATGCGGTAACCAACAACCAGACTTCGGCAGCGGCATGTTTACAATACGGGGAAAATCTTCTCCGTATTGTCGAAGAAGAAGGAATGAATGATGAAATGGATGAAAAGCTGGCCAACTACATCAAAAGGTCCAGATCTACCATTCAGGCTATGACGGACCGGAGAAAGCCGGTTACCCAGTTGTTTGACAATATCCGTTCAGGATTTACTCAACTTGAATCAAGTATAGATCCAAAGGTAGCCGGATCCCCGGCAAACAAAGCCCAGAAGCTTCGCGATGATTATGCGAGAAAGAAACATGAAGAAGAACAGAAAAGAAGGAAGGAAGCAGAACTTCTTGCACGGAAGCAACAGGAAAGGGCCAAGTACCGTGAAGATCTGGAACAGGAATTGTTCGGGTTCTTCAACCAGAAAACAACTCAGTCTATCAACAAGCTGATAACTCTTAATAAGTCAATCACATTGCAAACCTTTGACGCGGTTTCAGCTGATATACAATCTTTCGACTGTACTTTCCCCGTTTCCGAACTTTCCAGATACACATTCGGAGTAATGCTTCCTTCTTCTCTTGATATGACAGAGATACAGACTATCCAGAAAGAAGTTCTCCAGAAAGGTCAGGCAATGATGGAACAATACAACTTTGACGTTCAGGATCAGAAGGACAGCATAATGCAGGTACTTCCTTCCAAGTACAACGAACTTCTTGCTATCGAAGAACAAAGAAAGACAGACGAACAGGCTGCCTTGTTGAGAGAAGAAGAAATGAAGCGCAAGGAAGCTGAAGAACAGGCCCGTCAGGATCTCCAGAGGAAACAGGAAGAAGAAAAGAAGAAACAGGCAGAAGAACTTCTCAAGCAACAGTCTGCCGCGGCCAACTTGTTTCAGGCTTCTTCTACAACTTTTGTCAGTTCTCCGGAAAAGAAGATTAAAGTCAAGAAAAGTGTTAATGTTCTTAACCCGATAGGATATGCAGAGATATTCAACTACTGGTGGATAAACGAAGGCCAGCACTTGAGTGAAGAAGAACTGAAGAAAATATTCAAGAAGCAGATCACTTATGCAGAGAAGGCTGCAAACCAGACAAGACCAGACTTCATCCAGTCAGACAATATACAATACATTGATGATGTGAAAGCGAAATGAATCCGGATAATTACTACAACAGAAATGAAATCAGCAATTCGGATCTTACAGAGTTAAAGAATCTTCTTTATCCCCGGCTTCAGTTCGGGGATAAAGAAAAGATCTTTGCCTTCGGATCTCTTGTGGATGCAATAATCACGGAACCTGCAAGGGTAAACTACTTCCAGCTAAAGGTTGATGATGTTCAATATACGGAAGATGATTTTGCACTTGCACGCGAAATGCACAAGTCACTTCTGATGGAAGCCAGAAGAGATCAGTTCCTGGCTTACGTGCTTGAAAATTCCGATACACAGAAGTTCATGGTAAAGGAACGGGAGTTTGACTATTGCGACTTTAAGTTCACTTTACCTACGCGATGTAAATGGGACTGGTTCCTGTCGGCTGCCGGTTTTGGCGGTGACCTGAAAACTACGTTCGCCAGATCGCAACAGGAGTTTGACGAAGCAGTAGACTTCTTCGACTGGGACAGAAGTCGCGCATGGTATATGGATATTGCCGGATCAGATAAAGACTTCATCTATGCGATAAGTAAGAAAAACTGCAAGATCTTCAAAAAATTCATTGAGAGAGGTGATCAATTGTATAGACGTGGCTTTGACAAGTATAACGAATTGGCGTTAAAATATTATCTGTTTGTATTATGAAGATATTGTGTGTTGTTACTGAAAATGGTCTAGCCCCAAAATATGACAGTGACCGGGAAGAGTTTTCCCGGCTTAAAAGAAACACTGATGTTTTGGTAGAGGTGGGGCAAAAGAGAAATTATGAGTTTCACAAAAAATTCTTTGCCCTTCTTAAGTTGACATACGATAACTTCCCGGAATGGATGGAAGATAATCTGAATGTACATTCTGTTGAGGATCTCAGGACGCGTCTTAAGATTGATCTGGGCCTGTACGAAGTTTCGCATTACGGGAACCAGTCTGTAATTATACCGAAATCTATTGCATTTGACAAGATGGATGAAACTGAATTTGAAAAGTTCTACAAAATGTCAGTAAATCACATTTTGAAAAACTATCTCAAAGGAGTAACTAACGAGCAAATTGAGGAAGAAATATGGAAGTTCCTATAAAACTTAATATTACCCCCTATGATTATCAAAAGGAAGGAATTGAAAAAGGGCTGGAGTGGAAAAGGCTTTTTTTAGGCGATGAACCGGGCCTGGGAAAATCTCAGCCTTTAGATTCTGTAATTATGACACCTAACGGTAAAAAGAAAATGGGTGACATAGCCATGAATGATGAAATATTCGGATCTGACGGGGAAGTATATCATGTAATTGGCATTTTCCCTCAAGGAAATCTGCCTGTATATAAAGTAACTTTTTCTGATGGAAGTTCTTGTGAATGTTCGATAGATCATCTATGGAATGTAAGAGATGAGAACAGGAGAAGAAGGAATAATGGATATGTAACTAAATCATTGAAGCAGATTATTGATAGCGGTATATATCTCAAGTCAAGCGAAAAAAGAATAAGTTCAGGTAGAAAACCCGTTCCTAAATGGGAAATACCAATATGCAGCCCATTGCAATATAATGAGCGAGAATTGTTAATACCTCCTTATACTCTTGGGGCTATAATTGGTGATGGATATGTATGCAACTGTTCAAATGTTGGATTTTCATTCCCAGACGAAAAATTACACATCATGCAATTGATTACGGACGAACTTGATAATAGCATGATGATTTCGTGTAAAAGATTTGGAAATATAAACAGGTGTTTGTTGTCTAAAAAAGATTCATCGAACAGAAATCATGGTGCAAATGCTTATATGAAATCAATAAGGGATATGAGGCTTGATGTGGCCAGCGAACATAAGTTTATTCCTGAAAAATATAAATACAGTTCTTATAAGCAAAGAATGGGCCTTTTACGAGGATTAATGGACACTGACGGTTCCTGCACAAAAAACAAGACTAATTATCACACCATAAGTAAAAAGCTTGCATACGATGTTAAGAAACTGGTAGAATCTCTTGGAGGAATTGCCATAATAAAGTCATATGACAGGACATCAGAAGGTAAGAAAGTTGAGTATCAAGTCAACATACGTACAAATTTTTGTCCTTTCACCCTGAATTCAAAAGCAAGCTCATGGAGGGTAAACAAAAGATTTCTTGTAACAAGGTATATATCTTCGGTAGAATACATAGGTGATAAGCCATGTCAGTGCATACGGACTTCTGCTCCGGATGAATTGTATTTAACTAACGAATGTATAGTTACACATAATACATGCCAGTCTATTGGTATTGTTAATACCGCAAAGGCATACCCTGCTCTGGTTATCTGTCCATCTTCCCTTAAGATAAACTGGAAAAGAGAATTTGAGAAATTCGCCGGGGCCGAAGCTATTGTTCTTAACGACAATATAAAAGCTACATGGGGGTACATGCTGCAAATGCACAACATGGACGTTTGCATCTGCAATTACGAAAGCCTTCGAAAGTATTTTGTTTGGGAGTATAAAAAAGGATACCGTCTGAAGGATATAGTATTCAGCCCATTTATCAGCCTGTTCAAGTCTGTAATTATCGACGAAAGCCACCGCTGCAAAGATCCGGGAGCGCAACAGTCTAAGTTTGTAGCCGGTCTTGCTGCCGGGAAAGAATATGTTATGCTGCTAACCGGTACACCGGTAGTAAACCGGCCAAGAGATCTGATAGCCCAGCTTGCTATTATGGACCGCTTAAAAGAGTTTGGAGGAACAAGCTATTTCACGGCCCGGTATGGGGATGGCGAAAATCTGACAGAATTGTCAGAAAAGCTATACGAAACATGTCTTGTCCGAAGGGAAAAGAAAGATGTTCTTACCCAGCTTCCGGATAAAACAAGAATGGATATCTATATCGACATAGAGAAGGAAGCACCACGAGAGTATTATGAAGCTTACAAGATGGCGGAAGAAAACCTGAAAGAGTATCTATTAACATACAAGTCATGTACTGAATGGCAAGCGCGGGCAAAGATGCGTAACAAAGCCCTAGTTCAGTTCATGGAGTTAAGATCTCTTGTTGGAATATGCAAGGTCAAACCTGTGATAGATTTTATCAAAGATTTTGTTGCAACAGGGAAAAAGATCGTTGTTTTCTGTTCATCTCATTCGATTGTTGATTCCATAAAAAAGGCTTTTCCTAAAGCGGTAATGGTTACCGGCCGCGAAAACTATGTACAGAAGCAAGCAGCGGTAGATGTGTTTCAAAACCGACCGGAAATCCAAGTGATTATCTGTTCTATAAAGGCTGCCGGTGTTGGAATTACCCTGACAGCTTCTTCTACTGTTTTGTTCATCGAACAGCCGTGGACCTATGCTGATCTTGTTCAATGCGAGGACCGTTGCCATCGTATAGGGCAGAAGGATAACGTAACCGTATACAATGCTCTGGGAAATAACAGCATTGATCACAGGATATACAATCTAATACAAAACAAGAGAAGCATATCCAATCAGATAATGGCTTCTTCTGATGACATACCAAAGGATGAATGTTATTTTGACGAACTTGTAAATCTCGTATTGAATGACACAAAAAAGCAAAATAGCAATACTTGAATGCCTTGAGTATGTAATATCTCTTTTCCCGGAAACAAACAGAGGTTACAATGCATCAAGGCCATATCGTAAAGCACTGAAAGAATTTATCCGTGATAATAATTTAGACCATGAAAGAAAAGAAAATACCATTCCGGAGAAAATCTCCGCTTCGGAAGGTAAGACTAAGGAGAACAAGCAAAAGGCAGGAAGCACTGAACAGAAAGATATCGGCCATTAAGAGAGATCTTTCTCAAAGGTGCTGTATATGTGGACGTGAAGCGGTGGATCCCGCTCACCTTCTTCCGCGTTCAACTTATCCGGAATATTATGCAGAGAAATGGAATATAGTTCCAATGTGTAGAGAACATCACAGACTATATGACAATAATCTTGAATTCCGTCAACAACAGATCCAATTGTTTAACATCGTGCTGGAACATGATGAATGTGCAGCACGCAGATATTTCAGAATATATGGCACTAAAGGATAAAATACAATATTCTGTTGATCTTTTACTGAAATGTGAAGAGATGGCACTGAGAATGGATCCTGAGAACGGCTTTTATCTGGCTTTTTCTGGTGGGAAAGACTCTCAGGTTCTCTATCACCTTGCATTACAGGCTGGAGTAAAATTCAAGGCTCACATGAACCTTACTAGCGTAGATCCACCGGAAGTTATACGTTTTGTAAAAAAGAACTATCCCGATGTGGAACTGATAAAACCACGCATGAGCATCTACGAAATGGCAAAGATAAAAGGAATAGTTCCTACAAGAATAGCTAGATGGTGCTGCGAAGAGTTTAAAGAAATGTCCGGTGCAGGAAAAGTTACTCTGATTGGAATACGAAAGTCAGAAAGTGTAAGAAGGTCAAAGAGAAATGAAATTGAAACGGGAGACCGTAAATTCTCCGGAACATTTGACCAGTGGAGCGAACATCAGGAAAAAATGGTGACATGTGTAGGTGGAAAAGACAAAATACTGGTTTCTCCGATCATTTATTGGACAGAGAAAGATGTATGGGAATATTTAAATAGCATGAATATTCCGCACTGCGAGTTGTATGACAAAGGTTACACCCTAATAGGGTGTATTTTATGCCCTATGTCAAGTTATAAGCAGAAAGTGAAAGAAATAAGAGACTATCCTCATGTGAAAGTAAATTGGATAAAAACTATAAAATGGTTAATTGAAAACAAATGGACAAGAACAACCAAATTATCAGATCCCCAAATGGCTTTCAAATGGTGGATTAGCAAGAAACCTTTAGATAAGTTTTACGCGGACGAAGTAATACAACAAAAAATTGAATTTTAAATTTTTATTATGAATATAACAAAATCAATAGCAGAACAAGTAGCATTAAGGATGATACAGCCTATTGCCGAATGCATCAGTAACGAAAATGAACACAATCAATAAATATAAAAATAATTAAGTTATGAAAAATTACACACCTGAAAAAATTAAAAGCCTTAAAGAGAATGAAATTTTTGTATTTGGATCGAATCTCAATGGAAATCATGCTGGCGGTGCTGCCTGTTTAGCGGTAGAAAAATTTGGCGCGCAAATGGGAAATCCTGAGGGAATACAAGGCCAGTCTTATGCTATACCTACATTGGACAAAAACATGGATCGTATTAATCTTACTGACTTGGAACAGTCAATATGCAGATTTTACCAATATGCCGAGGAAAACCCAGGGAAGGTATTCTACATGACAAAAATAGGTTGCGGCATTGCCGGATATGAATTGTCAGATATTGCCACAGTAGTTAATTTCCGTAATATTCCGGATAATGTAATTATACCAGAAGAATTTACACATATTCCGGGGTATAAGGGATTTGATGATAATATGCAGTGCCGTGGATTTCAGTATCAAGAAGGTAATACATACCATGAAGAAGGTAATATAGAAGCATGTCAGGGTGGATTTCATTTTTGCAAATATCCTCTTGATGTTTTTAGTTACTATTCCCCTGCTAAGAACAGATTTTTCAACGTAGAAGGATTTGGTAAAGTATCTAATGACACGAGTGATACAAAAGTGGCTGTTTCCGACTTAAAAGTAAAGGCAGAAATTGGTATATCAGGCCTTGTAAAGGCCGCTATTGAGTACACAAGAAAGAGATGTACGAACAAATGTAATGCAAAAGAAGGAGAACCAGCGACCGCCGGATCTTATGGGGCAGCGACCGCCGGATATCGTGGTGCAGCGACCGCCGGATATCGTGGCGCAGCGACCGCCGGATCTTATGGCGCAGCGACCGCCGGAGATCGTGGCGCAGCGACCGCCGGATCTTATGGCGCAGCGACCGCCGGATCTTATGGTGCAGCGACCGCCGGAGATCGTGGCGCAGCGACCGCCGGAGATAGTGGCGCAGCGACCGCCGGAGATCGTGGTGCAGCGACCGCCGGAGATAGTGGTGCAGCGACTTCACGAGGTAAATCATGTACCGGGGAAAATGGGTTGTCAGTAGCCCGTGGAAACAATGTAAGAGTACGAGGGGGAATGGGGGCAATATTGGTAATTGCGGAAGAAAACGAAAATAATTATAACATTGCATCATGGAAGGCAGTTGTAGTTGATGGCGTTAATGTAAAGCCTGATACATGGTACAAGCTGCAAAATGATGAATTAGTAGAAGATAATAATAAAAATTAAGTTATGGCAAAGAAAAAGAATCAAACCAGAGTAGAGACTAGAAAGGATGAAATTAGGGTTACCACAAGAGATCTCAAACAAATGCTCAACAAGTACCTTGTTCATAATCTGTTCAGGAAATGGACGGAAGATTTCATGGATGAAGATACCGGGGAAGTTGTAAGTATTGAAAGAAACGAACTTATTCTTGAAGCCGGAACATATCTGGGTAAGGAAGAATGTTCTACTATCAACTTCTACATGCAGGAAGGATCAATCACGGAAGTGGAAGTATCTAACCAGAAAAGAATGGCATTCGAGAACGACCGAGACGCGCTAGTTCCTTACATCGCACAGGTTATGCTGGACAAGAAGAAAAAATTTCTGTTGAAGGCTCAAAATATTGATCAGGCAAGAGAAATAGTAAAAGACTATACAGAACTGAACTTTAAAGGTCCCTATCGTATAACTCTTCTTAAAGAATTTGACTATTGCACAATTCTGGTAGACAAACTTTCTGTTACCCCAATCGACGAAATAGGAAAACTTGCTATTGAATTTTCTGATCTTTACTCAGAAGAACAGATCAAATCCCTTATGGGAGAAGGTGAAGAAGATATTCCGGAACCTAAATTCTACAACATCGAAGCAAGAATAATACTCACCGGACCTAAAGAAGAAGATAAAGAGGAAACAAACCAGACATTTGTCGTGGAAACCTATAATGCGGAACGTGCAATGCTAATCATTAATAAGTATCTCAATGATAAGCAGGATGAACTTGAAAAAGCCGCAAAAGAAAAAGGACGGGAATTCGATAGAAAGATCATTCACGCAAGTATAGAACAATCTTCCATCATTCCTGTGAACTCATATATTCCAGAAGAATTCAGTATAGCCTATGCAGAAAAATAGAATTAGCCTTACCGATTTTCTAAAACAACAGAAAAAATCATCTGGTAAGCATGATGATGAAGAACACCGCATACAATGTTCTTGTGTAAAATGGTTCAGGATGCAATATCCCCAATACCAGAATATCCTGTTTGCTATTCCTAATGCTGCAAGAAGAACTTCCCGAATTGGGGCTTACATGAAGGATGAAGGTATGCTTCCCGGTGTAGCTGATCTCATATTTCTGAAAAGTAACCGCAATTACAGTGCGCTATGTATTGAGATGAAAACTAAAGACGGAAGGCAAAGCGAATCACAGAAGAAATGGGAAAAAGCTGCAAAGGAAAATGGAAGTCATTATATCGTATGCCGGTCGTTTGACGAATTCAGAAAAGTAGTAACAGATTATATCAATGATATGTAATGAACCGAAAATCATTCTTGCTGTATCTCGATACGCTGGACGTTATTCAGGAACTTACCGATGCACAGATCGGTAAACTATTCCGGGCCATCGTATCTTATCAGCACGGACTTGATGATCCAGATAACAGAGAATATGAAGAATTGCTGTCCGGAGATTCCCTGTTAAAGATTGCGTTTACTCCTTTCAAATCCCAGTTTGACAGAGATTTTCTTAAATACAAAGAAGTGTGCGAGAAAAGAGCAAATGCCGGAAGGAAAGGAGGAATAGCAAAGGCAAGTAAGGCACCTGCAGGACCGGTAAATCCGGTTCCTGCAAAGCCTGTTAAATCTTTTGGAGATATTATCCAAGAACTTAATTCCGATCAGTTATGGATCGAACAAATGTGCCGTCAGTCCGGAATAGGCGCAAAGACATTTCTGGGAATTTTACCGGAACAAATTAATAAGTTCTTTGACTATATCTCTGCAACCGGACAGGAAGATACCGTGCTAACCACATCTGATGCAAAGAAACGGTTTTTCTGGTGGTGGAAAAATCAGGGTATAGAATCTATTAAACCAACCAATAATGGAAGAAAAACAAACATTAGCACAAAACCAGATATTCAACCTGGTAAACCGGCTGAAAAAGACTATTCAGGTTCATTCTGAGTATGACTTGACCGACTTTGATGAATTTGACCGGCATTGCCTTATGATTGAACAGATAGGTGCTGCATACATGGGGCGAGAATTCAGGGAGTTTGTTGTTGACAGTTACAATAAAGATGTTATAAGATTTCTTGTTTACTACTTTAATAACTGCAAGCTGGCTGAGAGTATCTTTCCCGACAAAGAATTTAAAGTTTACAAGAACCTTATGATCCTGGGATCTCCGGGAACAGGAAAGACATTGCTTATGCAGATATTCTCAGACTATCTTATGCTGACAGGAAACCCCAACCGGTTCTATAACGTGTCTGTAACCCAAATGATGAATTACTACAAGATAAACGGGCATATAGACCGGTATACATATAACGAGAATTCCGGCAAAGGAAGTATAGAAGGTGATCCATTCAACATCTGTATTAATGACATCGGTCTGGAAACAGAGAATCAGAAAAGCTATGGAACTTCACTTGACAGTGTGATAGATGAATTTCTGTATGCCAGATATGAGATATATCAGAACCAGTTTAAGAAATACCATATAACCAGCAATCTTTCACCTGATGAATTCAAAGAAAGGTTTGGATATCGGCTGGTAGACCGGTTCAAGAGTTTTAACGTAATACCTTTATTAGGAGATAGTAGAAGAATATGATCAGACAAGACCAGTTTCCCCTTACATCATATCCCGGAAAATCATTCCAGAAGGAATACAGGGGAACAGATATCGTAATAGTGATATCAGCAGGACGCGGGATAGACTGCATTGTTATGAAGGACAATAAGGTTTTCTGGAAAGATCACCGGAAGTTTATAAAAGTCAGTGACTATTTTAAACAAGCAGAGCAACAAATAGATTTCTTGATCGAAGGAAGAACAGATTTACGCCTTCAAATGATGCAGCAGCAGCTTGATACGATTAAGGATAAAGCTATGCGTGCGGCAAAACAAGCTATGGCTACCGCTTTATCATTATCGAAAGATCGCAAAGATCTGATGGATTTTTTTGATTTTGAAATTAAAAAACAATTTGGGAAAATATGATAAACGATAAACTAATGTCATTTATGTGCTCAAGAATTCCTTTCGGATTGAAGGTGTTTTCTTCGGAATATGGAATTCTGGAATTGGAAAGTGTAAGCCGTGATGGAATGGTTGAACTTAGAGGGAATAATGAATCTTCTGTTTATACCCAATTCTTTAACGTAAAACCAATATTATATCCTGCTGAAATGTTTTTGAATGATGCTGTTGTATGCGTCGGTCAAAACACTGTGAAATATGTTATAAATGGTATTTCCCCATATTTTACCGACCAGCTTGGATTTGTCAATGAAGGTCTGGCCGTCTCGGTTTTCGATTTACCTTTTGATCCGTACATGAAATATGACGGGAACCAATTTAAAGTAGGGACACAAAACATAGTAAAATGATACCTCTGGGATTTATTACAGCCGTACAAGGCTTAGAATGTATTCTAGCCAAAACATATAACAAAAGTATATATATGGGAACAAAGTTAATAACACTTCCTTATTCTGAATATCAGGAATTACTTCAAAAGGCAAATGCCACCAATTACCAGTTGATGAAAGAATCGGAGAACATCAGGAAGGAATACGAATCACTCCTTGAGAAAAGCAATAATTTATACGAAAATTATTTGGAACTGTATACAAAGCAAAAAGAAGAAATCAAAGAAAAGGAACGAGTAATTTCTCAGCTTAAAATGGAGTTAAGCAAGAAATGGTGGAAACGTATCTTTAATCATAAAAAACTGGAATTATGACAAAGGAAGAAGCAAACAATATCATAGCAGAAAATGAAGCTATGGTGATCGGATGCACTTACAATGTGCTATTTACAAATGATATAGTGATAGGTCTTACGATAGAAGCTGTTGAATCTATCAGGAAATCTCCATTATACCGGTTTGATACCAAAAGAAAAGTAAATATAGTAGAGAAAGATCGCTTGAAATATGAGAGGATGATAAATGAAGTAATTGGTAACACAAGTTCTTTCTTTGCTGACGCTAACGACATTTTTCTTGAGGATATTCAGAAGCATGTAGATATACTGTACTACTCGATTAAAAGAGAATTTGATAAAGTGAATTTATCTTTTTCCGACATAATAGCACGCATGGAACTTGCCAGAACATTGTGTGAATTCTCATGCCTTCAACTGGATAAAAGAGAAGAGGAACTTCAAGGAAGGACAAGCGTTTCAAGAAATTCGGCATTGACTATTTACGTTTGACGAATCTTTTACGGTCGTTATCCGAAACAATGAAAACCTTAAATGTACCCTGTACGGTAAATCTTAATACTGAAGAATGTACAAAAGAAATTCATATATTATCTGTTAAACTTGCTGATGCGAATACAATCGCAAAAGCTATATCCGCATAAGTTATGAAGAAATCACAAGATCCGATAGTCCAGCGTAAAGTAGATCTGGAAGAAAACCCTAAAGGAACCATGCTCAAAGTATCTCAGCAAAGAGATCTGGAGGAAAACGGAAGATATGTTCCAGTTCCGGGAGATAAAAATCACACAATGATTTTCGTCCGTAATGGTGATGATCCAGAAAAGAGAATTGCTGCATATCTGGAAAGAACTAGGTATTAATTTTTAAAATAATACATTATGAAAAATATAACCAAACAGCAAGCTGTTGAAATTATTAAGGAAGCATTTGATCTGAAAGATTTTAATAATAGAGAGGATGGTAAATCTTTTTACTGTGAGGATGGCGAAAATGTTTCCTTCTTCTTTGACAAAAGACAGTATGACAGATTCACAGTGATAAATACACTGATGGAATGTTTTCAAGATAAAAATATAGAGCAAGGCCAATGCCGTATAGAAAACATTACGTTGCTATATACTGTAGCACATGTAGAGAACAGGAATATTAAGTGAATACCCTAAAGAAAGTAACTATGACAAATAAAGATATCGAAAAAGCAGCAGAAAGAAGCACGGAAAAATATTTAGAAAATGGAGATTTAAGAGGCTTTCGCGGTTCTTACCGATTGGGATTTATTGCTGGTGCAGACTGGCGAATAAATTCAGTATGGCATGATGTTAAGGATATACTAAAGGAATCATCAGCTATCCTTGCAATTAGGCCTGATGGTAGCACAGAGATCGTTTATTTTATAAACCTATTGCGATGGAGATCCTTGATAAAAAGATGTGGATTTGTTCAGTGGGCATACATTAAGGATCTAATACCAAATAAGGAGGGAGAACAATGATAGATGAATTACCTAATAATATACACCCCGATGTTTTACGGAAAGTCACATCATTAAGATCTTATGCAAGAGATATAATTTCAGAAGCTAGATATCAACTTGGTGGAGAGTTCCCAAAATGTAAAAGGGTGGCAATAGCTAAGTCTGTACCATTTAGTGATAATCTTAGAATGATTGAGACTAAACAAGCATTTGAAGTGATCAAGAGGTATTTAAGACGAAAGTATAGCCGATTGCATTATGAAGAATATATGGGAGGATATGAAGTACGTTTCTGTATTTCGTTTTATACAAATAATGAGAACTAATATATGAGAAAGTATTGGTATTATACATACAAGACCATTAACAGTGTAGGAAGCGGAATCTGCTGTTCTGATGATGGTGAGTTTGATATAGTTGCAAGAATTAAATTTCTAGAAAAAAAATATTCTTTAGGCAAAGGCACTATTGTAGTTATTGATAACTGGAAAGAAATATCTTCAACTCAATACGAAAAATTAAATAGTTACTTTGATGAAATGAATAAAAGAGGACTGATATCATGCAAAATACAGAATATAAAGTAGGAGAAGTGTTTCAGTGCGGACTAATTAAATTAAGATGTGAGGAATCACGAATAATTGGGAGTTGTTGTGAAGGTTGTTTTTTTCATTTTTATTGTTTTAAGGAGACTACTAGGAATATAGCAGGGCCTTGTGCAAGAACTCAAAGAAAAGATAAAACAGATGTTATTTTCGTAAAAGTGGAGGAATAAATTATGAAACCAATTCTTGATGCTTGCTGCGGTGGAAAAATGTTTTATTTTGATAAATCAGACAATAGAGTTTTATTTCAAGATATTCGCAAAGTAAAGACAACTCTTTGTGATGGTAGAATCTTTGAAGTAAATCCTGATGTTCAATGTGATTTTACTAAAATGCCATACGGAGATGATACTTTTTCTATGGTAGTATTTGATCCACCTCATTTAGTTTACAGCCGGGGGAAAAAGTCTAAAATGGTTGACTTGTACGGATCTTTAAGTGACAAAGCAATGCCAACAGGGTATCAACAAATTAAATATGGAGCATTATATTCCGATTGGCGAGATATGCTTTCAAAAGGTTTTAAAGAGTGCTTTAGGGTATTAAAATCAGGTGGATTTTTGATTTTTAAGTGGAATGATACAGATATAAAGGTTTCTGAGATTTTAAAGTTGACACCTGAAAAACCTGTATTTGGTCATATATCAGGAAAACGCTCTAATACTCATTGGATTTGTTTTATGAAAGAATAATAATGCTTAAAAGGGGATCATTTTCGGTTAAATTCCTCGCGGAAGGTGTATTGTTCCGTGAGGAATACGAACTTCCTTACAGAACGGAAGAACCGGTTTACTGGGCAAGAAATATGCTTAATACACATTCCACTTTATACCAAAACGCCTTAGACAGAATTGCGACAGACTTAGGACTATCTTTTTCATATAAAAGAAAAGGATGGGAAAATAGAAGAATGGTTTGTTTTTTAGGGCTTGGATTGAAGGGAATTGATATAATTGAGATTAATGAAATACACAATCATTTAATATTGGAGGACTGATACATGTCAAGATTCAGAGTAGGAATAATGGAGTCTTTAATATATGAGGACACGTATGTAATACAGAAGAAAGCATGGTGGGGATGGTATACATGGGCCGAATACTATTGGGAAGAGAATGCTAGAGATAAAGCAAAGCAATTAGAGCGAGAAGGACATAAGGTAGAATGGCATATATAAATTAAACATTATGAGCAAACAAGTATTATCAATCGAACAGATGCAGCACCTGAAGGAGTTGGGTGTTGATATAAGTAAGGCATATATGTGCTGGGTATGTTTAAATTCAGCACCTTATCTGTCTTTTTATAGCAAAAAATATCCACATGAAGATACAAAGGTTATTTCAGCGTTTACCTTGCAGGATATTTTGGATTTGCTGCCAGCCACAGTAGATGATGATTATAGATTGTATATTGATAAAGGCTTAGTTCTTTGGACTGTTGGATATGTTGATGCAGTAAGTGAAGAAATATATGATGATTTTAGAGAAAGAGATTTAATTGACGCAGCTTATGAAATGTTGTGCTGGGTAATTGATAATGGGTATTTAAAGGTTAAGTGAATATGAAAGCAAGACTTAAAGATAATTATAATATTGATGAAACTCACACTTTAACAGCAGGAGCAGTAGTAGAGATAACTGATGGTTGGTGTGGTTGCGATGGCTTCTGTTATAAATGCATAATGCCAGATAATGAAAAAATGTACACTGGTGGAAATGATTACGCAGGTACACAGCATGTAATTAACAATAATATATTAGAAATAATAGACTATTCCCCATACATTAATTGGGAGCAGAGAAGGTACGAAATAGCTAGGGAAATAATGGCGGCAAATCTCGCTAATCCTGATATTATGCAGTTTTTGACAACAAAAGAGGAATTTCCCTTCGATGCACTCTCAAAGGTATCGGTTAAGGCGGCTGATGCGCTGATTGAAGAACTTAAAAAAGGAAAGTAATATGGATTTTAATACATTAATGAAAGATATTAAATACAATATCGAGCACCCTAAATGCAAAAGATGTGGTAAAGAATTATATATACCTAGACCTCAAAAACATATTTATGAAAAATGGGGTATTATGGCATGGACAGCTTTTGTTAAACAATATGCTAAACATAATGGATGGTATGAACTTGAAAATTTGAATAGAAATTTAGTATGCGGAGAATGTCTAAAACATGATGATGTCCCTAATAGAATAATGCTTGAATCTTATGATACTTGGATTGAAATGTATAACAAATGGAAAAATGAATTAAATATTAAGTAATATGGGAAAGGAAGAAAAAGCAATGAGATACGTGCAGGATAAGATGTTCCCTCACATTATTAATGCTTCACGAATAACTGATCCATGTTTTACAAGAGATGATCTGAGAAAAGCGTATGAATCCGGATATGATGAGGGCTATTCTGAAGGAAGAACGAAAAATCTACTTGATCAATTAAAAAAGAATAAAGATGAAGAAGCTGAATTGATCTGTAAGAGAAAACAGGATGAAGCATGGACTGAATTTAAAAAGATTTTCTATAATATGGAGACAAAGGAAGATAAAGCAAAAAAGTATGCTGAAGGACTTAATAAAGTAGGCCAGTCTTTTGATATATATTATGTTGAGCAAGCTTTTCTGGATGGCTGGGAAGAATGTATGAAATATCTTCAATCTTTACCTTTAGATGAAGCTTCTAACAGAATTTTATATCATGGGACTAAAATAGGTGATAAATCAACTTTTAATGATTAAGTGATATGAGCAACGACATGTTAAACATACAAGGTACACCACAACCCCTTGATAAGACTTTAAATCAAGCATACATTGATGCGCTTAAAAAGCATATAGAATTGCTTGAAGCAAAGAAAAGAGAAGTAGAGAAAGTTATTATAGATCACGGTATGACTACCGGCTACACTAATGGAGTTATTGCAGGACTTAATTTTGCTATTAATCAGCTTTGCGAAAATATTAATCAATTAAAAAAATAAGTAATATGGAAACAAAATATTTAAGAATCCCATTTAATATTATAACGGCAAAGAAAATCACAAACGGTGAGTTAGAAGGAAGAATTGTTACACGTGACGGACGAAGTGCAAGAATTGTTTGTTGGGATAGAAATTCTGAGAGACATTATCATATTGTCGCATTACTTGACATGAAAGTTGCAGAGAGAATATTTACCTATAATGTAGAAGGATGCGAAATGTCAGGCAAGGAAGGTAATAACGACTTGGTTCTTGAAGTTTCTGGAATTATTCCAGCTAATTATAATAATATTTCTACTGTTAATTGCAATGAATATGAAATCGAGAAATGTGAGGATATCGAAAACGAAAGCATAAAGAACGACCGGAAAGACGACAAGGTTATGATGGAACTTCTGCCTTGGCCGGAACTGGAAGAAGTCGGGAAAGTATACACTGCAGGGCAAAAAAATATGGCCCCAACAAATGGCAAAACCTTCCAGACGGATATCAGAGATATAAAGGTGCCATGCTCCGGCACCTTACCGAACTGGAAAAGGGTAATGATGTTGATCCGGAAACAGGATGCTTGCACGCGGCACAGATTGTATGGAATGCAATTGCCATGTTGCACTGTAAAATGGAAGAAATGTCTTTAAAAAATAATGTTTGCAATGGATAGTTTGAATACGCCAGAAAGATTGCTTGATAGTTTTACACTTATAGCAATGAATGGGAGAGAAGTTAATGAAGTTGTCTACAAACATATAGCTTTAAAAGCTGTTCAAATGGCTAGACAGGAAGGATGGATTTGCCCTAAATGCGGAAAGGTTTATTCTCCCAGTGTAGATACTTGCTCAAGCTGCAATGGGGTAAAAGCAAGTCAATATGACAGGGAAAAGTTCCAAAAAAGACTACATGATTTAGGCATAAATATAGATAAGGTATGTCGTATAAGGCTTTATATACCAGATATTGATTCGGTTAAAATTGAGGATGAATATTGGCTTTTTAAAAGAGATGGTGCTGAATTTAAACTGAATTTTTCAGATATGTCAGTCTTGCAATATGTAAAAGACGAATACATTATAACTGATCTTTCAAGAACATTGAAAGAACTTATAAAAAGGCACTTAATATGTTGATTTCCCCAACTTGTCAACGCTGTAATACAATAATTCAGTTAATTTGCTGGTATGGAAAATGTAAAGATACAATTTAAAGGAATAACCCGTAACACGGACGATGGAATATGCCCGGACGGGGAATGTATGGAACTGATCAACGCAAAGGTGAACAATTCCAGTATAGAACCTATTGGAAACCCCATTCAGCTAAAACAGACGGTTCATACATACAAGGAAATATATCACCATGCGAACGCTAAGAGATATATCGGAATAACCGAGGATGGTCAAATGTACGAAATGCCGGAAGATCTTTCTTCTGAAACAATTATGACGGAAGATGTAAAGGCTAAAAGTATTCAATTCATAGGTAACACGGTGTCGGTATTAACTGACACCGGTGTTAAATACCTTCTGTTTAAAAACGATGGATACGCTTATCTGGGTGAACTTCCTGATATGCCGGGGATGACTATCAGGAAAAAACTTGCCGTGGTAGATGCGGATATAACAGAAGTATCAGAATTAAGCGACACAGAAGTAAGATATGGCAACTTTGTGAAGGTGCTGAATAATGCAAACAAAAAAGGATATTATTGCTATGCTGCCGCCTTTTGTGCCGCGTTTCATCTGTTCGATGGAAGTATTGTAAAGACAACAGAAATTCAAATACCTTTCCTCGGCTACGATGATATAATGTCATATAATTATAATTCATCTGACAGCGGAAGCGTCAGTGTAGAAATGAAAGGCGGGTTGAGTGATACCCAGTTCATTCAGGTAAATACGTCTAATGGTTCCAAAGCTGCATTGTTGTGTTTTAAGCCGGAATTTGTTTTTGACGACTATGATCTGTCGGCATGGGCAGATATCATTTTGAGCATTGATATTTTCTCTACTGACAGCCTGAGGTTTAAAGTCAGTGATCTGTACGACAATATAGAATCCGCTACTACCAGATCGTCTAATATAAGCCTGATGTATAATATTGCGGAATTGAAGATCGGAGAAACTACCATTGTACCCGACCTAGATGTATCATCCGACAACATGGCCGTACAGAAAAGCATGGTTGACGGATTTGGGTATAATCACAAGGTTAATGCTTCAAAGTCTTATTCGTACAATAACAGGCTTCATCTTTTCGGAATAACAAAGACTTTATTTGATGGCTATAAAATAGTAGCAGGGGCAGAAAATTATACTTTTGATGTATACACCTATATCCACACCTCTAACGGTGATAAAATTGTTCATTCATCACAAAGGGGATCTTACATTCCGTCATTCATAATTTATCCTGATAGCCGGGCATACAAAATTGTTGTAAACTGTGCTTCGATCAATAAAGGAAAAACTTTCCTTTTAAACAGCAGCAATTATTTCAATTTCTCTTATTATTGCAGGTCATTTCAGGACGTATTGATATCAACCAAATACCGGTGCAGGACAAGTTATTTCACCGACACCACTACTGATGATTTTGTAGATATGCAATACTTGGTACGGCCAACAGATAATATTGATTATTCCAAAGATAATATATTATTGGCTTCCAATGTAAACAATCCGTTCTACTTCCCTGCCGATCAGACCTACCAGTTTCAGACACCTATTGTCGGGGTGCAGTCAAATGTGATAGCAATGTCTCAGGGCCAGTTCGGCCAGTTCCCTTTGTATGTGTTTACAAAGGACGGAATATATGCAATGTCTGTCGGATCCGGAACACTGGCCTACTCCACCCAGACACCGGTAACAAGAGACGTATGTAACAATCCGGATTCTATATGTGGGCTTGATACAATGGTAGCCTTTTCTACCGAAAGGGGCCTTATGGTAATAGATGGTGCTACTACCCAGCTGATATCGGAAAAGATATACGGATTTCTGCCTTCATGTTCCATATCTTCACCGATCATTACCCGTATACTCGCTGTCGCCGGTCTGGATTCATGCCTGTCAAGCGTTGTGTTCCCGGACTATCTGGAAACGGCAAAAGTGGGATATAACTACGAAACAAAGGAAGTCGTGGTAGCAAACGGGGATTTCCCCTACTCTTATGTATATTCCCTTAAAACCGGAGAATGGCATAAGATCTCACAACAGATAGATTCTTTTGTGAATTCCTATCCGTATACCTGGGCAATGATCGGAACGCAAATACTTGATCTGAATAACATGCACCGGAGTGTTTCAAAGATAGCCCTTGTTACCAGACCTATAAAGATGGGAACACTTACGCATAAAAGAATACTCCAGACCGCCTTGAGAGGAATAGTCAAGAGAAGCCTGTCGGATCTTTACATAAAGGGAGAACCGGTAATGTTCAGAGGTGAAGGAGTAGATATCTTCTCTGATGTCGGAATGTACATTCTGGCTTCCAATGATGCGGAACATTTTGAACTTGTTGCAAAGAAAGAAAAAATGATTGATATCCGGGATCTTGTCACTAAGATGAACAAGAGCAAACCATACAAGTATTTTATGATATGCCTTGTCGGTGGTGTACGAACTGACGTTTCAGTGAACTACATTGAAATGATGGTAGACGAAAGCTTTACTAACAGGCTCAGATAAAAAAGGGGAAGTGAAAACTTCCCTTTTTTTATATCCCCATTTCTGCGGCCCTTCGCCTTACTTTGGGTGCTAATGCACAAATACTGTTTTTAAGCCGGTCCAATGCCTGATCCTTTTCTGTCGGATCTACATTATAACCGTTGTCCGAAAGCCATTTGTAGGATATGTATTCTACCATGTAATCACCCAGAAGCCGGTCAACACATTTGGTTATCTCTTCCTTCTTCGGCCTTTGGCTGGTTATTTCGATACTGTCCTCTGTGATTATAACTTCTACCAGCCTTTTCTGGGCATAGAAGTTTATTTCGTTCAGGGCTTCATCAAAATAATCTCCCAGAATATCCGATTCGTCTTTGCTTGCCTGAATGATTTTTGACAAAGGATTTTCCTGCTTTTTGGCTTCGCCGATATAGTAGGTTTTAGTGAAAACCTTGTCTATTATTTGCTGTTTGTTCATGTCCTTTCAGGTTTAAGTCGTCTGGCCGAAAGCTGAATAAGTTCCGTTTCCAGACGGATCAGTTTTTCATCAAATCTCTTTGCTTCATCGGACTTGACTGTATTAAGCCAGTTCCGCAAAATGGAAGTTGATATATAATTCGTAATATAATCTACAAGCTGATCCTGCAGGTCCGGTGTGTTGGCTGCGGCTTTTATCGTAAATGTGATATTTTCACCTTCATTGGAGTAGCTTGTCTCTCCCAACATTCTTGACAGCAGGTTGCAAACAACCGATGTAGCATCTGACACAAAATCTTTCAGTATCGGATCATCATCATCTGAAGCCTGTATCTTTGCGGATATTTCCACCAGACGGGGATCTGATTTCGCTGATTCACCGATGTAATATGCCTGATCCTTTACTCTCAACAGGAGATCTTTTACAACCACCTGCGGTGTTAAACTTTTACTTCCTTCCATTATCTCTGCGGTTTTTTACGTTCACACAATAATTTTGTTATGTTTGTAGCATTAATTACAACTTTGTCTGCATAATACTTCACATCATCCCTGTTGGTCATGGCAAACCATCTTTGACAGATTGAGTTAGATATATAGTTGGTCAGACACTGGATAAGTGTAGTTAGTGCCGCGTCTTTCCAGTTTACAGGAAGATCAAAGTCTATGCTTATTTCTCCCTCTCCAAAAGACAAAGTACCATACGAAGATATTACATCACTTAATTCTGCGGCAGATTCCTTCATAAGCGGCTGGACAATCTTCATTTCATCTTCCGTAAGCGAAAGCTTGTCTATATTATCCAGAGCCTTTCCGGTGTGCGCGGTTATTGCATACACATCTTCGTATATCTTACTTTCCTGAATTGTTACGTTTACTTCCATAATTTCCTGATAAAAAAATAATATATCAGATAACCGGATCCGGCCAGAACTAAAGACCATAAAACCCATGATATCCATACCGGATTTACTTTCTTCTCTTCTGTCTTGCTATATTCTGTTTCCGTATAGGTAGAATCCCTTATGTTAGATCCGGACTTGATCTGTTCCTGACTGAATACTTCCGTCTCGTTCCGGGAATTTCCGGTGTAATCTGTTTCTGTCTGAACAGTAGAAACAACATGCTGTTTGCCTGTGCTGTCTGGTTCTGAAAAGAACGTCTCAGTCTTTTTGATCTTATAATTTCCGAAGACTACTTCTTTTTGGAACACATGATCATTCCTAGAGGAAATAAGAGAATCCGATTTGCTTCTCACATTCTCCAGAGAAGTGATCAGTGTTTCTTCCGATTTGTACTTTCTGGAAGCACAGGCTGTAAAAAGCAATAATACTATGAATGCAAATACTTTCATGCTTCAAATTTAAAATCGTTGATACGGTTCATCCAACCTTTCCTAAACTTTTCGTTGGCCGGTCTTGCCTTGCAGATTTCATCAATGAACTTAATACGGTCATTCTTGATCTGGAAGTACAAAGACATGGGATCCATTGCGTTCAATGCAGCAATAGTCTTATCACCTACAATTCCATCAACCGTTACGCCAAGTATTTTCTGTGGCCTTTTAATTCCATGAACACCGGAAGCCCACACCCAATCAACAAGTATATTGGCAACAGACTGATTTTCTATCCGGTCAGCCTGCCATCTGTCCCAGAACATTGTTTTGAGAATTTCCGTCCATTCTTCATCACTGATGTTTTTCAGATCGTCAACAGAAGGATCTGGAAGCCCTTTCCTTTTTCTGTATTCCTTGTATGTGGTAAGGGTTATTCCTTTGTTGGTTGCTCCACCCAGATCATCCGGATCGTTTACAAAACCACCTTCCCATTTCAGGATAAATGGTTTCAATTTATTCACGTTTGCCATTGTTTACCTCCTTATCTTCTTTTAAAATGCACTTGACTTCTTCATCATTTACGTCTACTGCTTTTTTCACAAAGACACGTGTGGCTCCAAGCATATCAATCTTAATCCCTTTAGGTTTAAGAATATTGCCTATAATGCTGCATAATTCGATAAATGAGACCAGCAAACAGGCGTATACGTCGATATCCCAGCCTTTACCGCTTGCTACATTAATCATACAAACCGCACATACAAAAGCAAAGTATGTGGTTATTTTACCCATAGTGGCGCGTATAGCACGCGAAAAGCGAACCGTCTCACCTATAAGAAGGCTTTTCCTTACGCCAAATGCCAGATCTGCCATGATAACAACAAAACTAACAATTAACCAGGGGATCATGTGTTGTAATGATTCCATGATAAATGCAGTTGCTACACTGGCAAAGCTTCCTTGAATTGTTCCTGAAATAATACCTTTTTCTTCCATGTTGTCGTGTTTTTGACAAAAATAGTAATTATATGCAAAAACAAAGAAGAGGTCCAAGCAATTATCTAACCGCCTGTACCTCTTTGATAAACATATTTCCCAATTCAACTACATAGGGGAATTGCTGTACATTTTCCCTTTGAAGTATTTCCTTACATTAAATCCCATGTCTATGTCCTTCAGCTTTTCTACGGCTTTCCGGTAGCATGACAAAGCCATCTTTTCATTGGGAACTTTACGGGGATCATCATAGCCCATATCCATAGCAATGCTCAGACCGTGATCACTATAACATACGTTTGCTGTAACGTACAGGGCGTATGAATTATAGTAAGGCTTTTCTTCAATCACACCGTTAAGAGATTGAACCGCTTTTGTGAATACTTCATAGGTCCAGTGGAAACCTTTCGTCCCGTCCTGATTAACCGTCCGCTTGCGGCTTTGTGATAAATCCGCTTACATCGGGAATATCACTGGGTTTGGCCAGCTGGTTTGTTTCTATAAACTTGGGCTTTCCGCTTCCGTCAGAAACGTAAATCCTTTCCTTTCCTTGTATATTGCTAACCTGTTCGGTTAATTCACTTAATTTCTTTCCTTGTATTGCCATAATGTCGTGTTTTAAAATTTCCAGTAACTCCTGTTAATTCCTTGCGGCTGCTCTCCTTCAAGCTGGAAGTATATACCATCTTCCATAAGGAAGGGCGTTCCGTCCTCCATAAGAAGTGCATCCGTTATATTCTCTTCCGGTGGTGCCGGAGATCTGTTACTTTTTATGTCACCAATGACATTCGTATTGATAACAGATCCTATAATGTTTGTTTTCATGCTGTCGTGTATTCTGCTGATGTTACTTTGGAATAACTGATAACCTTGATCTTTTTCGGGATAAGAACCTGTATATCCACATCAATCACGGTTTTGTTGGCATATCGTTCTGCTTCAATAATATCACCCCATTTCTCACCGCTGGTTTTCTGCATGATATTAAGCTGTGCCGCTTTTTCCCTTTCTATGTGAAGGTTGAAGTCTGATGATACGGATATCTCATCGGATATCCATGCAAGTCCGTTCTGTGTAAAATTGAGTTGTGCCATAATCGTTTTATTTTGTTTTCACAAATATAGTAAAAAAGCCTGCCGATTAATATAGCAGGCTTTGTTTTAGGAAATAAATACCATTTATCGCAAGTATCTGTTAATCAAGCATGATTTTCAGGAGATCCAGTTTAGACATAGGCCACTTGTTTTCCTTTGCCAGTTGGATTGCTCCTTCATCGGAAATCTTTTCAAGAGTTACTTCTACTTCCTTTTCAAGTTCCGGTTCACAGGCTGCATCTACCTTCTTCTGGTATGGTGCAAAGAAATTGTTAAGTTCTTCCTTTTCACTCTCCGGAAGTTCATTCCATTTGCGGGCCTTTTCCTGCATTTCGTCAAAGTTCTTAGGCTTGAACTTTTCCTGTGCATCCTTCAGAAGTGCATCATAGGCTTCCACATGCTTGCGCATTTCCTTCCGGTTCTTAATAATACTGACTGCATCTTTGTCGTTTACACTTGTGATCACTGCATCATCCAGCATTTTGTATGCTATTACTACGCTTTTAAGTTTCATAGAGATATAATTTTTAGTTTGCTACTTCTACATAAATTCCTACAAGTCCGGACAAGTCCTGATATACGGCCTGTCCGGTATTTCTGGTACATTTGTACGTGATACCATTCTGGGAGTAATACTTTCCTTCAAATAACTCCATGTTGTTATTGTACGGAATAGGATCTTCTTTTGTCCCGGCATTGGTTTCGTTGATTTCTTCGTACAGTGCTGCCGTATCAACGCTAGGCGGTTGGTTTTCCAGTACATTTTCAATAGTCTGTTTCACCTTATAAAGCCTGTCTTGATAAAGCACTTTGTAATCTTTTTCAAGTTTCTGATTGATGAAATTCTCCCAGGCTGGGTGCAGGTTCTTAAACTGCAAAGCCTGTTCGTCTGTAAGGTTCATGGCGTTGATCTGCGAAGCAAACAGACCGATCATCTGATTAACCTGTTCTTCCGGATATTCTATTTTACCTCTTGCAGCTTTCTTTGCCTTGAAGATACGTTCCGCATCTTCTTTGGTGATCTCAGTCCATTCATCGTTACTTTCATCCAAAGGGATATATACCTGTTTGGCTACTACCCGATCTTCATCTTTTGTTGCGGAAGATTGCGTAAGAAACTTCCCATACATCGGGGATATCCACTTCCCTTCTTGTTCTGTTCTTATTTCCATAATTAAAAATCTGTTTTTCTTATTGTAACTTCAAGTCTTGATAATTCTATATAACTGGAATTCCACCATATAACGACAGCTTTAGTTACACTTTCGTCTATGTCGTTTGTGGTAAAATCGAAACTGGGGACTATCGGATAATATCTTATCTGTCCAGCGGCTACTGTCAATTCTCCAGCAGGGCCAGTTTCGTACCACGGCTGCTCATACTTATAATTGACATTGCCCGACTTGTATCTGTACACTGCAATCTTACTACCAGCTTCCAGCGTACCTCCTGAAAATCCAACGGCTGTAATACCAAACGTAATGTTGTACAGGCGCAATCTCTTAATATCGGAATTGCTTTGCAGAACCTCACCACGCGGAGTAACAAAGTCGTATGGCTTGGTAGAAAATACTTTAACTTTATACAAGGTTGTTGTACCTTCCGTTGCCTTCATGTTTCTGTACCTTCCTTTTACATCTTTTGCCATAAGGTGCATACATACGGTATCTTTGGGGGACATTCCGATAAACTCCAGATCTTCCGCGCTTATCTCCAGCATTGTCTGATGTTTGGGCTGAAACTCCACCAGTTTGTAATATCCAGTTTTACCTTGCACCCAAATTCGGAATACTAGAGTAACACCACCTGTTACATCGTATATGTCGTTAAGAGTAAGTTCAGTTTCTCTCTTTTCCGGCATATATATCGGCACTCTCAAACTTTGTCCTATTACAACATATTCCGGCACTACCAATGTGATCATATCACTTGTCGCTTTTGCATCATACCCGGCAAAGTCCCCTAACCGGTAAGGTGCATTTTGACCACCCGGAACTGGTATATAAGACCATGGAACGTCATTGGGAGAATTGTTTTCCAAATTATCAATAATGGGAATGTTTATATTGCATGTTCCATTCTTTCCGATCCACCATTTATCTTTGATAGTAACCAGTTGACCGTCCCAGGAATCAACGACAAATGCTCCGGGGTTATCTCTCGTAAAGTTTACAGCACCAATATCAGAAGGCTTATATTTTGCAAACATATTAATGTTTGCTCCGCTTTGAAATGCTGTAATAGCATTGTTGTTTACAACACCACCATTGGCATTAAGTGTATCTCTCACATCATCCCATTTTAGGTTCTGAGAGGGAAGAATATCATATACAGCCATATCACTTCCCTCCAGTTATGTTGATAAATCCTGTTACTAACACAAGTCCGTGTGCGCTAATATCATCATCGGTTATTAAATCACCTTCAATGATAACGCATTCAGACAGATCGTAATCTGATTCTTTTGCTAAGAATACAAAATTACCCCCCCCCCGCAAAATATTTTTACATTGGAGATTTCCTTTTATTAATAAACTTGCTTTTTTCATATTTTTTAATTTATCATTATTCTAATTGAACTAATGGTATTTTCTGACTTAGTGTTTTTATTAACAACTACTGCATTGATATATATCAAATTATTTTTCCCGGCCTCTCTAAATTTATCAAAAAGCCCTTCTGACGTGCCGAAGATAACTTCTTTCGTTTGAGATGGAGATATGACCAAACTTGAAGTACTTGCTCCGTCAAACCCATTCCATATAGAACAATCAATATTATACTCTTTATATTCTCCGTTTACTTCTCCTGTAGCTTTTATCTTAATCGTATGAGATCTTACGGCAGAATCCGTATTATTAAATGTAATAGCTGCCGTACTAAGGTTTTTGATTGATGATTTAAACAATACAGGACTAGAAGAACCGCCGTTTGAATCATAAGGAGTTTCCAGATAATCACTTACATTTGACCAAACTTTTTTTGTAGATAATGCAAATTGTGATATACTTCCTGTAATTACAGCTTTTGCGATATTCTTAATTTTGATAAGATACGCGTTTTTTTCATCGTATGGCATTGGTACTTCATATCCATTAATACTTTTGTCTGTTAATGAAAGCAAGAAATATTGAACATTATAATCAGACTTGAGACCTCTAAACTCTACATAAGGGAAGGTTCCTGTAATAGAAAAATATTGTGAATCTTTAGCTAAAGCATCATCTTCTTCTATTGGGTTCTTATTATATCTTTCAACTAATATATGCAAGTTACCCATGTCTAATGGAAGTTTTACATCATTAATTGTAAGACTTGTATCGGACTGCCTTACTACCTGTATAGGCAACATCATATCCCCGTCATTATTGAAATCCCATTCAAACACTTTATCTTGAGGAACATTAGTCCTTATATAAGGCTCTGCCTTTGGATAATACCCCCTAAAATCTCCCAATCTGTAAGGGCCTTTAGTAAGGTAATTATAAGTATATGCGTCACCTCTTTTGTAAATATCTATAATATCACCGTCAGTAGGAGAATATCGAACGGTAAGTCCGCATTTTAGATCGTCACCTCTCCACCATTCTTCTTCCATTGATGTAAAATCCTTATAATATACAACAGGCTTATATTTAGCCCATCTTTGGATATTCGCCCCACTCTGAAATGCTGTTATAGCCATATTATTGACATTACCTCCATTTGCGTTTAACGTATCACGGATATCATCATAATTTACGTTCTCGGTTGGAATTACATCTCTTACCATAATTATTCCTCCTTACTATTTAATTTGCATGCAGTGTCTTTATACAATACAAGATTCCCTTCTACGTCCAAAGATCCCTTTACAGTAACATGACCTTTGACAAGTAAATCTCCTTCAATAACCCCATTATCCGGGATCAATACTTGTTTCTCCACTACTTTTGTTACAATCTTCTCGGTCGGAATGTCTAACTTAAACACTCTGATCATCCAAAGTACGAACTTCTTCATAGCCTAGCTTTTTAAGTTGTTTTTTTAATATGACTATTTCTCTCTCAAGTTTCTTGATTTTCTTATCGGTTCTAGTTTCATAAGTTAGCAAGTGTCTAGCTGTATGAACAGCAAACGTATATGCTACTGTTGCGTAGTCCATGCTCAAGAAATTATCCTTTTCTTCTACAGCCCACGGAAGGACTGACTGCGTATATTGGGCCGATCCTCCTAAGTTCAGCCTATCGCATTTCATTCCTTCCCTGTTCCAGTGGTAAACGAAGGAAGGTGCTTTTGCTATATCCAACAGAGACAAGTTGACCTGCTGCATGATTGATTTGTAGCGAATATCTGATCCGTAGAATGTACCGCCCCCTGTTACAAGCAAATTACCTTCGATATAAACTCTACCGCCAGCACCATCTAGCCCCATATATACGGCTACTGATCTCTTAGCGTCCTCATACTGATAAACTCCTAACATAAGTTCTCCCCAGTTATTCCCAACCTCTCTTTTACTACCAATGATATAAGATGTTTGCCATCCACTGGCTGCTGAATCATACCATCCCAATATATTTCGTATATTTCCAGCAGGAATACCGGCAATACCTTCCGACATAAACCTACAACTATAAACCTCAGAAGTATTATTTATGTTATTTGCAGCATATCCACCTCCGGCAGTTCTATAAGATCCGTTACCAATATAAACTGATTTTTCATTAGTCGATCTTAAAAAATTACTATCGGACATATACCATCCTCCACCCCATTTTTCGTTATACCATCCTGTATCTCCAGTACTTCTAAACGAATTACTTGCTACATAAGAATTTGCATAAACTTTATTATCTGTTCCTATTGCTAAAACATTACCTGCTGATGTAAATAATTCGATTCCTCCATATCCGGATATAGCTATAACATTATTTCCGTATTGGGCCATACCATACCACGGCAAGCCATCGTGATTATCAGAAGGATTGTACGCAAATACTTTAGCATTAATAGTTCCACCTATGGTGTTTATATTACCAACATTATCTAAATTTCCGCTTACATTTCCGGTTCCATCAAAGCTACGTCCCCATAATGTACGGGCAGTTTTTAACTTCGTTGCAGAAGCCACATTGTCTGTTATAAAAGCTAATTCATTCCATCCTAGCCAATTATCACCGTTATCTCGTAGACTTCTGTAATATATTCTATTGGCATTATTCCAGCTAAGCAATAATTCTCCAGCACCACCACCTTTTACACTTAATAAGTTACCGTAAGTTGTTGGATAACCATTGTTATACACTTGATAAAGTCTTACACCACTAGCAGGGGAGGTATTACCAGTAGCAGCGGTTTTATTACCTTGAGAAGTAAGACCTAGAACATTTGCATTTAGAGTTACATTTGCAGATCCGTCTAAACTTACAGATCCGGATAAATACGAACCCAGCGTTATAGTTCTAGCCGTTGCCCATTTACTTGCCGTAGCTGCATTTCCTGTTATTCCTATACCCCATGTGCCACTGGCTCCGCTTCCTGTCTTTGTTGGGTACTTGCTATCTGATTCAGTTTTAGTATAAGCGTCCGTTATACCATAGCCAGCTAATGTTGTAGCTTTAACAGCATAGTTTTTTCCTGACACCCAACTTTCGGTTGCGTAACCTGTCAAAGCAGTAGTAAGGTGCGACTTGTTGATCTGTTCCGTGGTAGATCCGGCCAATGCCGTCCACATGGCAGACTTGTCGAAGGATGACCCGCTACCCTCTCTTGCTTTCAAAACTCTTGATCCGTCAACTTCTTGCCAGTATATAGTATCATTGTCTATTGGCAGTCCGTCATAAATTGTATCAAAACTTTGCCCATTGCTAGCGTACATAGTCAAAGCCCCGGTTAATGCCAGATTTCCTTCCAGCATTAGTGCACCATCCTCCAGCTTCCTCAGCTTAATTCCAGCAATAGTAACCCAGTCCGATGCTGCCAGCGAAGGTGCTGTAATAGCTCCGGATGCCTTGATAGCGGCTGTATTCAGCACAGAGGAAAATGTCTTTTCCCCAGTTATTGTTTGCTTGGTTGCCAACGTAACAAAGGTGCTATCTACATATTTTTTGTCGGCCTTTGTTTCAAGTATTTCCGCGAGATTATCCGTTTCTGCCATGCCGGACAGAAATGCTTCCAATTCCTTCCACTTGTTTATGATGTTATCCGTATCAGAACCTTCCAAGAAGTCACTCAGCTTATTAGACACAGCTGACAACTCTGATTTGGTGGCATAGTTTTCTATAACCCAATTCTGGGTTGCATATCCATCCAAAGCCGTGGTTAGATGCGACTTGTTGATCTGGTTGTCCGAAGATCCGGAAAGTGCAGACCACATGGCATTTTCATCGAAGGAACTTCCTGCACCAGCTATAGCTTTTAGTACATTGTTTTCCTTTTTGATAGTAATACCATCAACCGCAACAGCATCCATAATTGTTGATACGGATCTACCAGCCGAAGCATAGAAAGTCATTGCTCCGGTAACAGCTACATCTGCATCAATGTAGACAACACCGTTTTCTTCGTAGATCTTTTTCTTTGATTCTCCGACTGAGAGACCGGCAGTGAAATGCTTTAATGCTGTTATCTCCTGCTCGGTATTGATAGTTACAAACTCATTACTGAACTGAGAAAACGCGCTTCTTAAATGTGAATAATCAATCTGTTGATCTCCTGGGGTTCCTAAAACATTCCAAAGCTTTGTTTCATCTAAACCAGTACTACCACCGCCGGATCCTTTTGCCTTTAATACTCTGGATCCTTCAACTTCTTCCCAGTATATCGTATCGTTATCTATCGGAAGGCCGTCATAGATAGTTCCTAGCTTCTGTTCACCCAGACCGTAAGTAGTGAGACCTCCTTCGGTAAGAACATTGTACTTTGTCGAAATATATTCATTACCCTGAGAATCTTGTTTCAATTCCCAGAATCCAGAAGTGACAGAGTTTATTTCCTTCAGGATTGTGTCGTGAAGGTTTTCTATTTCTTTGAGAACACGTAATGAAGAGAATACATTTTTATCAGTAGGTTCAGTATTATCACCGACCTTTATAAGATAAAGTTCCAGTGAATCACTGAATATGTTTGACTTTATCTTTATTACTAACTTATTACCTTCGCGGACCTCAAATGCAAGTTCGCTGTTCTCTTCATCAATGTGATATGGCATTGCTAATATAGTTTATAGCTATTGTCTGCATTTCCTTTGCGGTTGACGGATTTTCAAAAATGGAATATACCAGACTGGCCGTCATGTAGCACAAAGCATAAAATGCAGGATCGTTTGATTTTAGATTTATCCCGGAAGAAGGATCGTATGCCGCTTCATACACGAATACGGATATAGTATGGCTTTCGCTGTCTCCCAGACTATAATACTCCAAAGTTTTCTTCCCTTCGGGAGAATATGACAATACACACACCGGTTTACTTTTGGTTCCTCTTGTGAATTCGTTTCCTTGCTCTTTAGCCTGTTCGCTGTCTAAAGGATAAGCAATAGAAACAGACCTTTTCCATCCGTTCATTTTGAAGGCCACAAGTTTTACAAAGTCGTCTGGAAGGACAACATATCCTGTACCGTCTCCGTTGGTAGTAGGGCTTACTGATCCTTTCTTTGGGTTTATGACAAGGTTCGGAGAATTAAGTATTACAAGGGATAGGGCGTCACCTATACACTCTTCAATGTACTGGTCTATTTTTATTGTATCTTCGTCAAGAAGGGAAGCATTGGTTTCTTCCCCGATCTCGTTCATTATAGCCTTAACCTTTGCTACTATTTCATCCTTTGTTATCATAATTATTTCCAGTTAGGGAATGATACTCCCAGTTCTTTTGCTTTTGATTTGATACTTTCTTTGTCCTGTAACTCAATAATCGGAACATTGAATTCACGGATAAGAACTTCTTTAGCTGTCTGTGCGTTTTTTACATCTTGATACACCGTTTCACTTCCGTCCTGCGGTGTCTCCGGTGCAGTGGTTTCAGATTTGGAAGGCTGAGAAGATGTTTCCGTTTCAACTTCTCCGATCTTATATTTTTTTACAAGTTTGATCCTTCCTTTCAAATACATTTCGTGGTTTTCAATGGCAGTCTGTACAACTGGATCTGATGTTGTAAAGCTGGCTGGTACTACCCCCTGCGCATTGATTATGCCATCCTGAAAGTTGATTCTTAACTTGGCTTTGTTTACGGGTATAAGAACACTCATTTCAACTTTACCGTAAATGCCATATTTCTTTTTATATAAATCTATTTTAGCCATAATACAAGGTAAGGGCGGTTTTACCCGCCCCGCTTTTTAAGTTATACATTAAAAGGATTCGTTCTTTGTGTAGATCTCACCTTCGTACTTTTCCCATGCAGAACCGTTCCACTTCCAGAATTCACCGGCTTTACTTCCGGAGATACCAGTACATGCCTGTTTCAGATAGAAAATCTGACCGTCCTTTGGATCAACAGGCGCGTCTGTTCCGTTGTCGTGAACTGAAACAACTGTTGCACCCGGCAGACTTCCCTTGTAGTCACCTTCTACCCAGATATGTGAGAAACCTTTCAACGCCAGAGCATTGATAGAGATCACGGCCTGTCTCTTTGCTTCTTCGCCTTCGATATCTTCAGTAGACTTTTCTTCGTTCTTGTACCAGTATCTTACCAGACCTTGCATGTCTAAGATTGCTCCAGAGTTTGCATATCCGATAACATCAAGAGTAGGTTCGTGTTTCAGGTAGAAATCACCGAATACCGTGTGAAGCTTGGTACAAGAGAATCCCCATGTGGTAGCGGAAGTCATGGTGATATCTTTATGCTTGGTGAAGTCAATATTCTGGATAGATTCAAGCTGGTCACGGCCCATCAGCCAGAAAGCTTCTTTTGAACAGTCGGATCCGGTAAACTTCAGCTTAGCCAGTGCAATGATTTCTTCAAACGTCCATTTACCATCGTGCTGCCATTCGCGTTTGATCTGCCATCTGATACCTTCTGTAAAATAAACCGTCTGAACTCCCATTTCACCGCGGTCTACTTTTACTTTACCTTTCTGACCGATCCACAGCGTTCTGTTGTTCTTACGTCTGTACTGTTTAACGGCGGCTTCTGCAATAGTGGCCTGCTGGAACGGAATTCTTTTCTTATAACTGTCGAAGTAATCAGAAACAATCTGGTTCATAATGGTCTTTTGCAGATAAACCCTGTTGGGAGAAGGAACAACAATGTCCGGAGCAACATTCTTCTGGGTTTCAGCACATGCGTTGCTGAGAATTACCAGTTTAGTTCCTGCTTCAATAGTAGGAACATTACAGTACATATCTGTTGCTTCACTCTTTGGACCGTTGATTGCGCGTACAATCGGGCTTCCATTTTTTGAACTGTCTTTACCTACGATAAACAGCATAAGGTCTACGCCTTCCAGTTCATTCTGTCCGGTGGGATCATAGCCGTTTACTCCCTTTGCAAGAATAGTTCCATATTCTTGGAACAAGCCTGCATCTTTGGAAGCTACTTCAATGGTTGCCGTTTCGCTTTCGGCTGCGGTGTATTTTTTTGAAACTTCAACAACGGCTTTCTGTTCGTCAATGATGTAGTGGTCTACCTCAAAGCTTTTAACTTTTACCTGACGTTTTGCTTTTCGCATGATACCGTCAAGTACGGTTTCATCGGTACCGATTTCAAAAATCTGCGCGTCAATTTCAGGCTGGATAAGTCCGTCACCTCCGACACCGCCGGTTGCCTGTTCAACTCCTGAAACAGTTGTTGCCTGTCCGGGAATTTGTGTTTCAGCACCGGTATGTCCGGGCTGTGCCTGTGCGCCGTCTTCTGTTACTGCAACGGTAGCCCCTTCTGCTGCAAGCATAAATGGAGATCCTATCAAAACCGACAGAACTGTCAGGCAGACAGACAAAACGCCCCATTTTTCATCTTTGATAAATTTGATCAGTTTTTCCATAATTTTGCGTGTTATTTTGTGTTTGTGTTGTGGCTGTTATGCGTATTTTGCAATGTCAAGAATTGTTTCTTGCTTCTGCTTCGGTTTCTTGGTCTGCTTGGTATTTGTACCTAGCCCGGTCGGCAGCCCGTCTCCAATCTTGTCATTTCTCATTTTGTTTACGTTTTCGTTCCTTCCTTTGACTTCTCCGGCCTTCAGTGCATCACTTACGTCTGTGTCGTAATTGAAAGCCTTATCCATCATTTCAAGAAGTTCGGGAGTGTATCTTCCGGAAAGAATGGGTGATGCAACCCAATCCCACACCTTATCCAGAAAATCATCAACTTCATATCCTTTCTTTTTGCAGAATTCCTCAATTATGGGAGTAGACGCATCCATGTTGCTTTTGTACTCGCTTTCTCTTGCGGCACGATCTTCGGCTTCTTTCTTCCGTTCTTCTTCTGCTGCTGCGATATCATCATATTCCGGCGTTCCTTCTTCTGCTGAAAGGAAATCTCTTCCGTAATACCTTACCAGCGCATTACCGCTGCTTCTCTTGCCGCTTACAATATCAGAAAGAACTTGCGCTAAACGGGGATCCTGATTGATAGCATCCGAAAGAATCTTCTTCTGTTCATCACTCTTGGTGTAGTCGTCGATCAACATTCCGTATGCTCCCTCTTCATCATCAGGGTTATATCCCTGCATCCTTTCCATCATCATTGAGTTAAACCGTTCTTTGTTGGTCGGTTTTCTCTCTGTTTCACTGGCTGCGGTTTCCTGTTCCGCTGCTGTTTTAGCCATTTCTTCTTTATCCATTTTTGCAGTCATTTAGTATATATGCAAAGTAAGACTTTAAAGCAATATTAAAGTTGATGATTTGGGTAGTATAATTGACGATTTGGGTAATAAGGCTATTTGTTTGTTTTTTATTATTATCTTTGTGGAAAGCTGCGTTTTATGAAAGAGAATTACATTTCAGAACTTCGACGACAGCATATAACAGACGCGTTCTTTGAAGCAATAAAGTCTATGAGAAAATTTTCCGTAACACAGGACGATGTCATACGTTCGGTTATGATGAAGGGTGCTCCCAGATTTTATGTCAGTTACGAGAACGCCAGACGTTATGTCTCGAAGATTGAGAGAGGAAAGCCGCTGGGGCTTAAAAATAAGAACACTATCCTTATGTATCAGGAGTTGCACAGAAGATACAAATCCTATAAGGATAAGACAGGATTGGTCGGTTATTCGATCCTGACAAAGATTTTACAGGAAAAAGCACCTTCCTACTACATTGATCTGAAAACATTCCGGGAAATCATTTACAGCTACTACAAAGAAAGGAAGAAATGCCAGTCATAGTTGTTCTATTTATTATTTGGCTGCTTTCTTTTTTCTATCCGATCGAAATGCTGGCCGTTACAAACCACTCTTCTTGGTGGACGCTATTCACATATAATCTGGTACATACTTACTTTCTTCATCTTGCGGTTAATTGCTTTGTGTTCTGGACTTATTACCGCGTTCTTCATAAATCTGATCTTAAATTTTTGCTTCCGGCCTGTGTTATAATACCGGCCATATCCGGATATCTATCGGCTAAAGATGTTCCAACTTGCGGATTTTCCGCTGTCATTTCCGTGATAATGGGATATTATCTTTCTGGCATAAACAAGAAGCTTTTTCTGAAATCCATCTCACTTATTATTTTTTCTTATGTTTTTACCGGCTTGTTTGCGCACGGGGTAAACACACTCATCCATGTGTACAGCTTTTCATCCTCGTATCTGGCTAGCCTAGTTTACAGGAGGATATTATGCAGGCACAGGAAATAATAAAGAAAAACCTTGAAAGGCTCAAAGTAATTGAATCGCCTTACAATCCTCTTACCGGTGAAGGATCTTTTTCTATTGAGAGAGTGAAGGTGACATGTGAAGATTTTCCTTTGAAGGAAATGTGGCTTCCGGTGGAATTTGCCAATACCGGATTCTGTCAGGTTCTCATGTCTCTTGGAATACGTCTGTACATTGAAAGAATAATGCAGCAGGCGTATACAGAATACATGGCTAATCTTCTGTATGTTGAATTTTGTCGGCAGAGATTTCTGTATGATTTTGAATTCTGGGCATACAGTACCGCTCTTATTTCTCCAAAGGGAGGTGGAGAGGATATACACTTCCTTCTTAACAGGGCACAGAGGACCTATCTTTGTACTCTGGAAAAGCTTAGAAAGAATAATGAACCTATCAACATAATACTTTTGAAAGCCCGGCAATGGGGCGGATCTACTCTTACTCAGATATACATGCTTTGGATCCAGATCATTCATAGGAAGAACTGGAACAGTGTTATATGCGGTGATGTAGAATCCCAGTCAAACATTGTTTCGGGTATGCTTTCTAAAGTGATAGAACATTATCCCACATGGGCTACGAATGGTATTTCTTTGAAAACTACTCCGTTTGAAGGATCATCTAAAACAAGACAGATACAGTATTGTCAGTGTCTTTACTCAATCGGATCGGCCCAGAAACCAGATAGCCTTCGTTCTCAAAATATATCTATGGCCCACCTGACAGAGGTGGGTTTGTGGAAGGAAACGAAAGGTAAAAAGCCTGAAGATCTTGTACAGTCTATTTTCGGATCAATCAATGACGGTCCTTATACAGTCAAGGTTCTTGAATCTACCGCCAAAGGTGTAGGAAACTATTTTCACAGAACATGGCTGAAAGCTGTAAAGGGAGAAAACGACTTTACACCCGTATTTATTCCGTGGTTCCTGATTGATATGTATTCCACTTACATAGGATATCAGAACTATCTGGATTTCATAGAATCAATGGATGAATACGAACACTACCTTTTTGAGTTGGGTGCTACTCTTGAAGCTATTGCCTGGTATCGGAAAAAGAAAAAAGGAATGGTTGAGGAATGGCGTATGTGTTCTGAATATCCTTCTGATCCGAAAGAAGCATTTCAGTCAACCGGTCGTCCGTTCTTCCCCAGACAATATGTTGAACAGTGTCGTAAATCCTGTATGGATCCGGCTTTCTATGGAGAATTTGTCGGTGACGCAACTAAAGGAGAAAAAGCATTTGAAAATATACGGTTTGTTGAAGTCGAAAAACCGAAACAGAGAGAAAATGCGCTGCATGTATGGATGCTTCCAGACAAATCAAAAGGGCTTTACAGATACAGATATATTGTTTCTGTTGATATTGGTGGTACTGGAGATCAGGCAGACTACTCTTCGATTAAAGTATTTGACCGGCTTCCCATGATTGAAGGCGGTATTCCGGAAGTAGTTGCCGAATGGCATGGTCATATCGAACATGACCTTTTGATATGGAAGGCTGCCCAGATAGCTAAAGCTTATGACACGGCTTTACTTGTCATTGAATCCAATACATTAGAGACAGAAGGAACAGAAGGAGACAATTTTGAATATGTGCTTGATGAAATTGTTGATTTCTATCCCGACCTGTATAGCCGCACAAGTCCGGAACAGATCAAACAGGGCGCACCGGTTAAATATGGTTTCCACACCAACCCTTCAACCAAGCCAATGGTTACCGGGTTCCTGAAAGCTGCCATGCGTGATTGCCTGTACATAGAACGAAGCTTAGAAACAACATTTGAATACGACCAGTTTGAAATCAAAGAGGATGGCAAAAAGACAGGTGCTGTTGAGGGTTGCCATGACGACCGTGTAATGTCTACCGCAATAGGCGTATATGTTTGCTATAAGACAGAGAAACCATACAGGATTGCACAAAAAAATACGGGCCTTCAAAAGAGAAAAACCCGTATTGTTTCCGAAGCTTCCGTTTAAGCTGCCTGTTGTATTATTCCGTCTTGTGGAGAAGCATTTGCATCGTTCATCATCTTCTCCATAAGTGCCGGATTTTGACTTGCTATCTGTTGCATCAGTGCCGGATCCATCTGTGTCATGTTCTGGTTTTCTGCCATTTCCTGCTCTGCACGTTTGATACTTTCCAATATCTTTGATGCAAAAGGCAGACTGGAGTTTTCCAGCAAGGTCTTTACGTTGATAGCCTGCATTTCAAACAGCTTCATCAGGAATTCGTTTTCAAGCATTTGGAATGTAGGTGTATTTGTTCCTTCTGTAAGTTCAAGATCAAGCTGCGCACCCTGAACCTTTTCCGGATCGTAATATTTAGATTCTTCAGAATAATCTTTTCCTCCCAATTCTATGTATCTGGGCGAATCATAATATTGCTGAATAGTCTGCATCAGCTTGAGATCTCTTCTTTTCCGGAAGGCTTTAAACGAATCAAACAAACCTTTCAGGTTCATAGATGCGTTTTCCGTCTGTTGTGCATAAAGAGAAGCGGCAGTTCCGGATGAAGGATCCTTTCCCTGCATAGCTGAGTTTACACCGGCAATATCATTGATTAGTTTTAACTGAAGGCTTAACAGTTCATAGTCTCCCTGAATGGCTCCGGCTCCGTTAAGCTGTGTAATCACTGAACGAATGTCTTTACCCGGTTTCACTCGGCAGAAAAGAACTCCGTTATATCTGACGTATTCATCAATGATTTCTTCCCGGCTCATGCTGTCGAACGAATCTTCATCCACAACTACCAGACCTTTTGCTGAAGAAGAACGTATAAAGTCTATCAGCGTCATGGTACGGTTGATACTTCTCTGCTGGTCGATAAAGTCCTCTATGAAATTGAATATCTTTCCGTGTATGATAGGATAAGCATGAAATACATAGTTATGCTGGCCGTGCCAGTATGGGCTTCTTCCTTCCTGCAAAACATCACCCCACGGGGAAAGATATCTGTAATACCAGTATCTTTCTACTTTGAATTCGTATTCAATCAAAAGAATATCTTCTTCTTCTACTCCGGTTTCAAGTGCTTCTGATATTCTTTTCTGGTTAATGTATTCCAGCTTATTTACTTCGTTCAATCCGACAAAGCCCCAGCTTCCATCAAGCGTGTCGTGGTAGAAATATGCGTCTCTGCTCTCCAGCTTCCAACCTAGGATAACCCGGCAAAGATCTACTTCTGCAGGTGTGTAAAAATCTGCATTTTTCTGGTTGTAACCCTGTACACCGTCAACGAATGATCTTCTTGTATGATCATCTGTACCATATATGCTTTCCAGCCATTCACGATCCTTTTTACTCTTTGCAAAGGCCGCGACTACCTGTTCAAAGTCCATATCAAAGATTTCACCGATGCAGGTTATATCCCATCCTCGCTGATCTTCTATGTTGGTGTTGAAGAATAGCCGTGAGGGATCAACATTGTAAACCCATGCATCATTCATGTGCTTGTACTCGTTGTACCCGAACTCTATTCTTTGTGCAATGTAGCCGCCACATTCCAGAACCATAAGGCTGGCTGCGTCCAGTTCTGTGATCTCGTTAAGTGACTGAGCATATTCCATTGCAATACTCATCATTTCACCGACCTTTGCTTCATCCCGATCTCTTACCGAGCATATAGGTTTTGTTACGTTTCTTCTGAACTGGCCTTCTATGTTCTTAACAATCGGTGCTATCATGTTGTTTTTCAAAGGAACCTTACCATTTTTCTTGATAAGTTCTCCTTCAGTCATCATCTTGCCGGTGTCCGGATCCTTTATATAGTCTCCCCATTGATCTTCTTTCGCATACATCAGGGATCTTTCCATTTTCTTACGGGCAGTGTAAAGGCTGCTCCAGTATGAAGCAAACTCTTCAAGTTCCTCATACGCCGTTCCTCTTGTGCGGTAAACGGTTTCTTTTGTCCTGTCGTCCCGCTTCGGCTTTACAGATCTGTTTAAGAATTTATTCATGTTTGTGTGATTTTTTACAAAACTAGCTTATTTTCAAATACTAAAGTTGAAATATTGGGAAAAGCGGTACGTCATTATGGCGCACCGCTTTCTTCTTATTTCACTTCTTCAAGAAGTTCTCGTCTGGTTTCTATAATCATATCCTCTATTTCTTTTCGATCCTCTCCTTGAGATTCTTTTGCCATATCGTTTAGTTTTTTCAACTTCTTCTGATATGGTTTGTATTTCTGGTATTTATCATACAGATCAGAATTCAGCATTTCTTTATACTCATCTTTGTTTCCGCTTTTCTTTACACCATTAAGTTCATACTTAAACTGGTCCATTTCATCACGGAGATTAAAGTATTCTGTATTAATTCCAGAAAAAGCATTTCTTTCATCAACAGTATTAAGGAACCTGTTTACAATAGGAACATTTCTCATCACCAGATCTTCATCTTTCTGCTGTTCGATTAATGACTTCCCACCATAATATATCGTTTTCCCAGCCTGATTGAATGTTTTGGCCATACCGCCAAAATAAGATTCAAGAAGGTGTTCTACTTTGGCAGGATTGAAATCTATAAATCCTTTTCGGAATTCAGATCCCGGACCACTACCGTTGCTGATATCATTCAGGAATTTGGAAGTATCAACAAGCCATCCTGACGTTCCTTTATAAACTCTCTTCCACTCCGGATCACGTTCGTTGAATGGAGATATCTTTGCTACCGGTTTTCCGGTGAAGTCCTGGTTCCAGACATAAGCCTCAAATATTGGAGACATAATATCAGGCATAAACGTCTTTAAGCCTTCATTCCCTGTTGGATTTAAAGGCAAAAGATCTGCAAGCTGTCCTACTGTTCCTTTTGCGATATTGGTTGCGGAAGGCTTTTCTTTGCCGGTTGTAAGCTGATAAGCATAATCACCCAGCCCGTAGAAAGCTCTTAATTCAATGGGAAGAGGAATAGTCAAAAACGTATCATTACCTGTATATATACAGAGATTGTTTCTTCTTACCCATTCCGGCAAATCATTGTACGGATCATCATCTCCACCGCCAAAGATACTGTACAATACGTTGTTTATCATTGGCATTAAAAATCCTGCTGACATAAATCCGCCTAAAGCTGAATAGAACTTAACCGGTTGTTTGTCATACAGTCTTTTAAAATTGGTTAGAGACTGAACAGAAGCATTAAAGAAAAGATACAGGTTTCTGAATATACCCGAAGTCATTCCAAAAAATCCGCCGGTTTTATATCCGGCCCCTTTCTTGTTAAAGTTTACGGTTACTTCTTTCGCATCATTCACAGATTCCGTAATACTTCTACCCATTTGTCTGGAAGTCATGTACGTGGTAAATCGTGAAATATCTTCTGCCCATCTGTTGAAATCCTCAAGTCTGTCTATTGCAAAATCCATAGCCATCTTTGCGGATCCCATCTCACCGTTTATTTTTGAAAGTTCCTTCCTTACTTTTTTCTTGTACTTTTCAACATCATTCAGGTGCATGTATCCGGTTTCACCGCCATTCTCGATAAACTCCTGAAAATATCTGTCAGCTTCGGTGTTATTTGGATTGCCATTCAGATTTCTCAATACAACAGGCATGGCTTTCAGTATGTTCTTTCTGAACCTACTTGAATACTTCCCATCTTCTTTTATGCTTACAGCAACATTGGAAAATATCAGGTCTCTTACAAGGTTGCTTAACACAAAAGCCGGGTTTCTGGTAGTGAAGTTAGCCGCCAACCATCTGTTTGCAGTTGCAATGGATCTGAATATCGGGTTCTGTTCTACATTCGGGTTAGTCAATCCATTGATTGCCTGCGCTGCTCTTGGATTTCCATTAATGTATATAACATAATCTTTCCCGCCATTCTTTACCTGAACAACATGCTGGGAGATGTTGTTTTTATTGATCCTATAATTTATATTAAGACCATTAGGCTTTTGTGTAGCAAGTCCGTTTTCTTTCAATTGCTTCATCTGCTCTTCGTGGTTTTTGAGCTTTTCAGCAATAGTTTCAGCGTTGTCGCTTTCTTGAATGTCTGGCATAGATATATTCCATTCATCTTTTACCGCATCATATACATACCAAGCCTTTTTCAATGTAGCTATATCAGTAGGATGATTTATAACCATACTCATAAAGCTTTGCTTCATCATGTTTCTGTTGCCTTGCATGATAGCACTTTCGGCCATATTTCCAATTGTGGCAAATATTTCATCAGGAATACTCTTTCTTCCCTTTGCGGATTTCAGTACAGAACTTACAGGATTTCTTTCTGAATCAATATATTCATAAACATCTTCTGCTGTCTGTTCATCCCATCCGCGCAAGGGTACATAATACATGTACATGTTATTTACATTAGAGTATTGTTCCTTTCCCATCATTCCGCTATCATAAGCCTTACGCAATGTGGTTTTGGTTGCATCGTTGGTCTTATTCCACAACTCTTTTACATCATAGGTCTGTTCAAAGTCCTTGACGTAATTAAGCGCATCTTCTTGGAAGTTATCATGTTCTTCTCCGTCCATACTGTTAAGAATGGCCTGTGTCGCTGAATAGTCATTTACACCTCCAATATAATCACTCAGTTCCTTCAGGTATTCATATCCTGAATATAACTTTCTCAGTCTTTCCTTTTCATCTTTAAAATCCTGAATGAACTGATCCGCATCGTCCGGATTGTTTTTGATAACTTCATCAAGCTGTTCCCGGAATGTAAGTTCTACGTTCCTTTCAATTCCGTGGGCCAACATCATATACCGTTCAATACCCTTTTGAGTAAGGCCGTACTTCTTCATCATCTTACCGGCTTCCTGAAGCATTGGCTGATAATGCTTCTTATAATACACTTCTGCTTCGGAAGTGTTTTTTGAACTTAACTGGTTTTCTGCCATGTATGCGTTCTCAAATGACTTTATAGGTTTACCGGAAACTTTAGCAATTACTTCCTGAAGGTTTTTCAAAGCAAGCATACTGTCTTGATATGCTTCCTGTGCCTTATATTTCCATCCTTTCAAAGATTGCTCATACATACCTATACTTCCGTCTGTATCTTCCCTAAAGTAGTTACCTACTCCCATCTGATACTGCATGGCAACATCTTTGGCCAGATCAAGCGGTTTGTTTTTGTCTAGGTTCTGGCGGCTTCTCCAAAGGATATATCGAAGTTCATTATCACTTATTTTTATGTTAATGCCCATACGTCTCATAAGTGAATTGAATGCCTGTTTTATCCTTTTCCATACAGAAACGTCTACTCCGTTTTCAGCCATTCTTGCCATGTATTCCTCTGTGGCTATACGTGAATTATAGCCATATCTGGGAAGAGTATCAATAATTTTCTTCCTTACTTCATCGGTAACATTGGCAAAAACATCATCAAGAAAATCATCCATACGCTCTTCTCCTACAAGCTGTCTCAATCCGTAATGTGCAACACCTTCGTGAAGGATAGTCTGGTTTACATCTTCCATGCTGGTAGCGTTAGGGAGATATACATACACTTTGTTGTCTGACAAAGAATACCATCCCTTTACTTTCCTTCCTTTTTCAATGGCAGATCTTACTGAGTTATCCTTTATCTGGTCAACAGAAGTTATAACCTCTACCGGAACATTCAACTTTTTAGATGTTTCTTCTACATCTTCCGATTTTATGTTGTTTAAGTCCTGATTTTCTTCCGAAACCCTAAAACGCACATCTTCGCTATTCTCCAGTTTTGCCTTCTTTGATACGGTTACTCCCATCTTGCTTAACCGGTCAAGAACTTTAGAAAGGTTATCGGAAGAAATATCTGCAACCATGTAATTACCCCTAGTTGTAAACTCCTTGTTGTCAGCAAGTGAACGTAACTTGTTGTCCTCAAAGAATTCTCCACCTTGTTTTTTGGATTTAGGAACCTTTAAAGCATATCCGGATCTCCAGCCGGTGTTTTTCTCCACAATGACACGTTTATCTTCACTGATAACAGTTTCACCCTGCTGTATCTGGATAAGTCTGCTGCTGATAGGAGCACTTGTTGTAAGATTTTCCGGCTTGAAGTTATCAGACATCAGAATACCCTGTTTCGTATCACCTTCAATAGTAGAATATGAAACCAGATATCCTTTTACGTTTTCTGATTTTTTTGTATCAACTAGGGCCTGCAGAAGGTTACCTGTAACAATATAGGCCTTCTTTCTTGTCTGAGTAGGCACATAAGAATCCCAGGTATCAACATTAAGATCCTTCAGGTAAGTCGGCTGCATCATTGTATTCATACGGATCGAATTGAAAGCTTTTTCCTGATTTAACGGTATTTCTACTTTCCTTCTTCCGTCAAGAGTGGCAAAAATGGCAGTAGAAGAACTCGGTGAATAGTCCTTACTGAACTTGTACCCCAAAAACATACCACGACTTGGCATAATTGTTACCAGTGTTTCGTCAAGATTGAATGGTATTACAAGAGGTTTCATAGGAGTAAACGAATTGATCTGCTTGCGAATGTTTTCCCTTCGGGCTTCAATTACGTTCTTCTGTTTTATGAAGCTTTCTTTCGATTTCTTCATAATATCCTCTACAACTACCTCGGACATTTTTTCAATTTCTTCGTCCGTAAACTCATTCTTTCCGTTTTTTCGGGCTTCTTTAGACTTTTCGATGTAGTTCTTCTTAGCTTTTTCAGAACGCTCTAACGCGCTTTGATCAAGCCTTTCTTTCAGAGTGGCAATTTTACCATCATACAATGAATTTATTTCCTTAACTCTGTTGTCCAGCCATTCATTGAAAGGTTCTCCAGAAGTCATACGACTAACTGTTGACTTGATTTCTTCCGCTTTCATGGGCTTTTTAAGGACATCTACTTCTACTTCTTCCAGATACGTGTTATCCGCAAAGGCATTACCGCTATTGGGATCCGTTCCTGGCTTCCATATCTTTTTGCTGATAGTTTTGGCCTTCAACGGCATAGTGGTAATTTCAAGATCGTTTTCTCCGGCGTCATTAAGAAGCTGGATCTTTACATTGTATGCGTCTGTGATATCCTTGAAAACTTCTTCCTGTTCTTTTACAGGCAGGAATGGAAGATATCTGGCTATTTTAGCCGCACACCCTTCTTTACCTGCGGTGTTGGTATCTCCTGACTGGGATTCTTCTCCTTCGCTTGTGAGGATTTTAAGAGGATCACCCAGTTTTTCGGACAACTCCGGATGCTCAAGCATATACTGCCATGTCACATCGTCACCGTACTTGTTGAGGTAATCAACAACTTCCATTTCGTTGAACTTGGATTTCTGAGAAGATGTGGTATTTGCATCAAGAGACTTAAGTTTTGCCTTGAACATCATCTGTAATCTTTGTTCTGCCGGGATAGACGACATGATATACTCATATTTTCCTCTGAACTTCTGGCCGGTTCTGTCTATACGTCCTCGCATCTGCACTTCATCATTGATATCACTCTGGAACTGGGCAAACACCATGACGCGCTGACGCTGATCCTCAAACTTGGGTGAAGCATGAAGGGATATACCTGTACTACCAGACTTGTTTACCATAAGCACGTCAAGTTGTCCGTTGTTGAAATCACGTGCGGCAGACTTCTTATCACGGTCCTTACGGTTCTGTATGACATACTTCCCGTTTTCGTCCTGAACCATCTCAAGTGTTCTTCCTGTGATTTCTCCAACCTTATATCCTGCCTTCTGGATCTTCATCTTAATTGCGTCCATAGGGCTTATAGGAAGGTCCGCGGAAAGGTTTTCAATCTTTTCCCTGATCTCGTAATACTTGTTTTGTCCGGCTTCCGGAAGGTCGTTCACAGTGAAGAACTTATTTTCCTTCTCTCCCTTCAGGTTAGTTTCCGTATATCTCATAACTCCGTCAAGCGCACGCATAAGAGTTGCAGAGAAGTTTGGCACCTTATCCATAGGAGTGTCTTTAGGTGCTTCATCCAGAAATCCTTCCATCGTATTGGTGAAGGATATTACAGGCTTAAAACCATTCTTAAGGTTTTCAATAACCCTGTTGGCAACTGCATCTGCCTTAAGAGAGAAAAGCAACTGATTTACCAGATTATACATTTTGCTGGCAAATGGTGTATTGGTTACTCCCAGTTCTGCGGTACCCTGCTGGAGATCGGAATAACCGCCTTGTTCGGACAATTCTTCGGAAATGCCTTCGACAATAGGTGTAATGTAGTCCTTCTGGAATGCCCTGATATCACTGAATATTGAAGATACTTCATCGAATTGTTTTCTCTGAACCGCATCTTCTTCTTCACTTACCGGCATCCAGTCAATAGTTACACCTTGAAAACTTCTTTCTCTTCGGATCATCTGTCCGGATTGAACAAGCTGTTTGGACATGATCTCCTGCAATGTAACACCACCTTGAGATATTGCTTCGATCATATCCTGTGGTGATATGCCAGACTTGGAAAGGTCGGTTTTCATTGCATATATAGGCATGTTATCCGCACGTTTGGCGAATGTGGCAGACAGGAATGTTACTCCTTTTACCTTTGGAATGATATACTGCATGTACATGGATCCACCGCCACTTCCACCGGCTGTATGGCTTTCATCGAGGATCATAATGTTATCCTTTGACAAGGCTTGAATAACATCACGTCTTTCCTGACCGCTCTTGTCAGCCGCCGAAGGAGATTTCTTCTTATAACTCTTGTCTTTTTCAGCTATTCCATCTTCTTTTGGCTCATATTCCTTCGTTCCATTATTGATCTGGGAATATGTAGTTATGACGTAATCATACTCTTCTGGAAGCTTTCCGTTCTTCATAATGTAGTCAAACACTCTTTTCTTCTCCTTGTCGGTAGGAAGTTTGTGTACTACATTTCCGGACGCATCAGTAATAGCTGCGTTTTTGGGATCTGACGCGATGATAAACGGCCTTAAATCTCCGCTGCCTATATCTGCAAGGTCTCTGTAATTGTCAGAGAAAAGCGCGGGCTTCTGAGTGAAGTATATAGGGTTATAACCCTTCCTTACCGCATATCTGATTAAGGCTGCACCCTGACGGCCCTTTCCGACACCGGTCATATCTCCGATAATGAATCCGTTTCCTTTATTCATCTGGTTTATAGCCAAAGAAACAGAATCAATCTGTTCAGCGGCCAGATAACTGAACAGTTCGTCTTTGCTTGAATATCCAAGCTGATCTACCAAGAACTGGTCTACATCACCAATGTTAGCCAGAGAATCGGCAAGAACCTGTGCTTGATTTGCCGGAACAACTGACATAAGTGTACCGGACTGGCTTCTGTTGGGATATGGGACCTTTTCATCACTGAGGTTTACTGATAATCTGCTTCTGCCGGTATTATCTCCTGAATCAGATCTGACAGATCCATCATTCCGGCTTCCTCCGGTACTTCCTCCGTTATCAGATCCTCGCTGCTCTTGAACAGGTTCAACGCTTCCTGCATCTGATCTGTCCGCATTATCCAATTTGCCAGCATTTTCTTCTGCTGTGGATCGTTCAGCCTGCTCTGGTCCGGATACGGTAGTATTACCGGTGCTTCCCATGTCATTGTCAGATCCGACTTTTTTGTCTGGTCGTACGGATTTTCCCCGTTCTCCAGACTTTGGTCTATTGCTGACATTATTGTTTGCTCCACTTCCTTCTGTGTCAGTGGTCCGGGTTTCTCCTTCTGTACCGTTAAAGAGATCCCCCATTTGCTGTAATGAACGTATATCATCTTGAACTCGGTTATATAATTCTTCAAAGCTGTTTATCTGTTCCGCTCTTGCTTTGCTCTTAACCGGTGGAGCAATAAGTTTAAACGGACCAGTTTTTCTTCCATTGATAAGGATAATACGAACGTCATATTTAGTTCCGTTCCTCTTGTACATATCCCCGTTAAGGTTGATAACATCAACCACATTATAGTGTGAGTAAAGATACGCAAAAAGTTTCATATCTTTGCTCTGCATCGCACCATTATCTCGATAAGAAGTATTTCCACCGATAACAATAGCCGCCCTTCCGTTATCCTTCATGGATTCAAGCGCATTAATAGCCATCAAACCTTCCAGAGAACTGATCTTGATCTGGCCGTCGTCGAATTCTTTTGCGGTTGTCGATCCAAATGGGGGATTTGTCAGAACTGCGTCAACAGATCCTTCAAATGGTATCAGTGCATCCTGATTGGTTACCTGGGCATATCCCAGCGTACGAAGGTTTTCCAGTCTCCTTTCATCAATATCATTAACATGTACAGTATTGGCCGGGAAAGCTATTGTTAGTGCGCCATTCCCTGCTGAAGGTTCCAGAACGCTTTCAACCGTTTTGCCATCCTTGACAAACTGCCCCATTACATATCCGAAGGGAGTAGGCGTACTGTATTGCTGGCGTTCAAACCTTGTGCTGTCTCTTGCATTAAGAAGGGGTTGCATATTGTACATATCGACAATAGTGTCATATCCCTGCTTTTGTTTTGTTGCGTCTCCGTTAATGTAGGATTCAGCTATTAATCTTGTCTCGTTGGTCATTGCCAGTTCAACAAGTTCCTGCATATCTGTTGCTGACATGTCAGAAAGCATGTCATAACCCTTAAGGATATCTTTAACTTCCTTCATGGTTAGGGGATCTACCTGTTTACCATTTCTCTTAGCTATTGCCTTCTCTGCAATTTTAACGCCAATTATAGAAACGGCTTCTTTCTCCTGCTCGGCTTTTTTCTGGTATTCCTCAGAGTTGCCAAAGAGATCAGAAGGTGATTTTTTTACATCATTACTGGAAGTTGCCTTTTCTATTTCCTTCTCTTTAGCAACATTTTCTATCTGCTGCATTACATCAGGAACAGACTTATCGAAGTTGGTTACATCAAACTGACTGACTTCGCTGTCCGGGCTCATTCTTTCCGACAAGCCGTTTTCTATTGATTGCGGCATATATCTTGCGGAACTATAAAATGACTTCAAGTAAGGCCTGATAACGTCTCCAAGATCATCTACCATTGCTTTGCAATAGTCTGCAAACTTGACTGCACCGCGTTCTATGTGGTACACAGCCATTTCTGCGCCAATAGCAATAATTTCAGGATCAATACCGGCATTTAGCTGGCCCAACTTCTGTTTAAGTCTATTTTTAAGTTCCTGATAACGTTCATCGGAAACAATGTTGTTACTTTTTGCAGGTGTATCTTCTGCGTTAGTGGTTGTTTCCTTTTCGGAAACAGGCACTACACTCTTATACTCAGCAAAAGGTTTGGTCTTTCTGTGGGATGAATTAACCCACTTCTTAAACTCTTCTTTGGAAACACGTGTTATGTTTCCTAGTCCGGTCCAGCCTTTTGAGTAATTAGCCATGTATGCGCGTTTGGCCGCAAGGGCTGATTTAAACCCATACATAACCTTGTGTTCGTCAAATGTTCCATCAGGGTTTACCTGATCAATAACAAACACATCACCAGTTTCCGGATTATCAGAAAGGAATACATCAATGTGATCACCATCTACGCCCTCGGTACCGCGGATATATCCATAGTCGTTGTTCATGGTAACAGACCATTCGTTACCATCTGCGTCTTTTCCAGAACGTACAGATCCCTTCGGGTTTTCGATAGTTACATCGTACCCGTCAATCTTAACATGGCCTTTCTTGTAGTTACCGGCTTCCTTCTGTGCTTCAGTTGGATTTTGATCTACTTCCGCACGTGCAGCTTCGATATCGGTTTTTACTGTTCCTTCTGGTTCAGGTACCACGCTACCGCTTTCGCCATCAGTTTTATTTGCTGGCTCCGGTTGTTCTTCGACTTCTCCAGTTCTTCCTTCGTTATCACTTTCGCGTTCAGGCTGAACTGTATTGCCTTGTTCACTGTCTGTTTGTCCTTCAGTGCTTCCTGCACTTTCTGTTTCTGCTCTTCTTTCATAGTCGTTAATGATTTGCTCAAAGATAGTATTTAATTCTTCATCCGTAACAGATGAATACAAGTTATTAAGTTCTTCTTCGATATAGTCTGAATATGCAATCCATTCAGGTACCGACATTCTGTTTTCATAAGCTTCCCATTCAATAAGCTGGCGTTCCTGATCTTCTTCATATCCCGGAATGTTTTCTTCGATATCGGTTCCATGCATGTTTTTTGCAGCGTCCCACATCTTAGAAGGACTTCCATATTCTTGGAAAGCATTAATGATCATGTTGAACACGTCCTGATCAGTAACCATTCCCTGCAAGTTCTCCGGCATATCAGCATGGATCTGTTCTGCTGCGGCTTCTGGCGTTAAACCATCAGAAGATAATGCCCATACAAGCTTTTTCTTTTCTTCCGGTGAGTTGGAATAGCCCAGATGTGAAGAAAGGCCCTGCGCTCCTTCTGTATCAGACAGAGAGAACGAAACGCGGCCTGTTGCTATTTCTCGCAAAACATGTTCCCGCGGAGTTATGGAAGGACCTAGATCTGCATCTTCTTTGACATAACGAACCTTTTTCCGCGGCTCCTTGCGTTCAAAGGCTCCTGCATCAATCTTCTTCTGAACTTCCTGCTGTGCAGCTTGCTGTTCTTCGGCTGTCATGGATGCAAGACGTTGCTGGTTTTCTTTAGCCTTTTCTTCTGCCTGAGCAATAAGTCCGGTAGGCCTTTTTGCTTCAAGATCCGCTGCAACCTGATTCCAATAGGATATCTTGTCATTGATAGCTTTTATATTAGCTTTCTTTTCCTGTTTCATCTTGACAATCTCCTGAATGGTGTTTCCGGTTGACTTTGCCTTCTCTGCTTTTTTCAGTTCATTGTTGTAATGATCAATCATCTGCGTTGCGGTGTCCTTCGCATCATCAACATTATCACTGATTTCCAGCAATGCGGCAGAAGTATCTGCAACCGGTGCGGCTTCAAAGTCTTGTTCACCTCTTTCGTTAAGAGGAATGCGAGACATGGCAGTCTGATTTTCCTGAACCGGCTGTTCGGAAGTTTCTTCCTGTACAGGTTGTTCAGTTACAGAAGGCTGTGTTTCTTCTCCATTAGCTGGCTGTTGGCCGTTGATTGCATTTCTTATTTCTTCTTCGGACATCAGCTGTGACTGGGCTGGCGTTCCATTTTCATCAAGAAGGTACACTTCATATCCGTCTGGAGTTACCCTGTTGACTTCATAATTGTTTCCACCCATTGTAAATCTGGTTTCTGGTCCTATGGGCTGTTGTTCTTGGGCCGGAATAGAATTAATCTGTGCTTCTTCGGCTTGCAAGACTTCTTCTTGCGCATCATTACCGGCACGCTGGATCATTTCTTCTGCCGGTGTATTATCTACAAGAGAACTGAACATAGATACAGGAGCCATTTTCACACGTCCATCTTCCGACATGTAATATATGGTCTTATCAGATTGATTTTCATCAACTTTACCTTCGTTATCAAACACAAGGTTTCCGCGGAGAACATTAACAGGGTTAGTGCTTAGCCCAGAATTTACCCGCATGATCGTGCCGGTGGTTGCATTGGTAAGACTTTCGACTTGTGCTTCCGCTTGTCTCCTTGCATTATCAGCCTGATCTTGCACCCAATAATTATAATTAACAAAATCATCATAGGCTTGTTTGTATTGCATTATGTTGTTGGCCGTTTCCGGATCAAATTGAGATATGATAGCCTGATATCCTTCTTCTGAATTGATGATAGCATTGAGTTCTTCATCGTTCAAGCTGATCTTAGAACGCGTCTCATTCAGATTGTTGATAATGTTTCTTTTTTCAACAGCAATTTCTTCCGGCATCATCTGTTTGTCTGCTTCCTGTAAGGTTTGTTCCCGAAGGACTGACGATATATACTTGATAGCATTCTTCTTCATATCCGGAGACATAGGGCTGGACAGAACATCTTTGACCATGTTGCGGGCCGTTTCAATATCAGCGTCCTGAAGGGCTTCTCTTACACCGGACCAATCTTCGCCCATTGCATCCTGCATCTGGGTTTCAAAGTTACGCATGTTGCGGTAGTTCTTGTATTTATCACGAAGATATCCACCTGTTCCGGCTGCACCAAACAATGCAGACATGGGAGCAACACCGAGGAACGTATCAATATTCTGATCAAGATCGACAAGTTGTTCAGGTGTCATATCTCCTATTGCGGTAGATACAAGGTTATTGGCAACTTCTTCGGCATATTCTCCCAATGGATCAGATATCTTGGCACGTCTGGCAATCTCCTGCATTTCCCGGAAGCCTTGACTATTGACAACGTCCTTGAACGCCTTACCCACTGATGCAGGTATGATCTTTCCAACTTTGTTCGCACCAGTAACACGACCGATATATCCCAACATAGGCGCAAAGTATTCGCCCAGAAGTTCACTTCCGGTTTCTGCGGCTGTTGATATTATGGACTTACCGAGTGCTTCCGCTCCAGTCTGTACATTCTCCCGACCATCATAAGATACTGTACCGTCTGCGTTAGGCTTAACCTGCACGTCTCCCAGACCTCTACGCTGATAATCTGCGGCCACTCTTGCGCTTCCGAAAGTGGCGGTGTGTGCTGCAACGTCTCCCAGACCGGCAACAGTTCTGGCGGCACCTTTAGCCAGACCAGTTGTAGCCCGGCCAAGGCCCATTTGTGCAGCCTTATCAGCCGCATACTTAACAATGGCTTTAGAAGCTGGTTTGGTCAAAGCCTGAACTGCACCCATACCGGCAATCATGTCAAGCATGAATGGAAGTGATTCTGCTGTTACACCGCCAGCCTTATAACCTCTTCCAAGATCACCGGAATAATACATCTGTGTTGCAGCATTGGTGACAAGAGCCTGCATAAGTGCATCTTCCGAAGGAGTAAGTTCTTCTCCCTTGTCTACTTTATCCATGACTTTCTTTGCGGCAGAATAATTCTTGAGATCCTGCAATCCCATTGCCCATCCGTCCAGTGGTGCGTCCTTGAAACCACGCGCAAACCCGGCAAAGAAGTTGGTGTTTCCTTTCTTCTTCGCTTCATTGGTAATATTCTGAGCCTGTTCCATCAGGGTAGACGCATATTCCAACTGTTTGTCGGTATCATTCTGCTCCCCGGCAAGATACGCCTGTGACATGGTTGAGAATATACCGCCATCACCAACAGATCTCACGCGCTGTTGTCTTTCCTTAGCGCGTTCCTGCCTTGCCGCATTGATCAGTTCATTAACGCTGTTGATCTGCTCCTGATTCTGCCTTTTGAACAGTTCAAGATTCTGTTCCTTCATATAGGTATCATTGGCTGACTTCTGGGCCTGTTCAACTCTCTGCTGTTGGTCAATACCGATTTTACGGACTAGATCCGAAGGATTGTTTTCAAACAGATCTTGCTGGGGCAAAGGCCTTGTGGCAAGATTATTCCCCTTGCTCCTGAACATATCAGGAACATTGTCAAGAATGTACCCTTGTGTCTTGGGATCATAAGAAGGCATGTCTTGAACTGGCTGTACTTGCGGCTGTTCCGGCTGAACATTCTGGGTTCTCACATTGGTTACCGGTTCTTCCTGTGATCTTGCTACCAATTTACTTGAAAACGAATCGAAGTCGCCAACATCATATCCATCATTGGTAATTGTCTCATACAACGATTTCCGTTTAGCTTCGTCCTGCACATTCTTGCTGAACGAATCGAAGTCGCCAATATCATAACCATCTTGGGTTAGTCTATCATACAATACTCTTGTCTTATTATCTTCCATATCAGAAACCTTCTATTTTTTTCTTTGTGTTTGTTGAAGAGGATCCAAAACCATCAATAGTTTTCCGCTCCTTTTCATATTTCCCTGTTATATCTCTCTTGTTGTCGATAGATGTCATTATGACTTCTCTCATATCATCAATAGTTGTCGGGTTAGATGTATCCATGTTCACGATTTCGGGGAAATATCCAATTTCTACGCCTTCATTGTACATCTTAGCAACATCTTCCGGCTTGTTGAGATCTCTTTGTACGCCATTCTTCCCAAACCGGACAACAGGATATGTAACCTTTCCTCTCTTGCCCTTAGTTCCGGAAGTACCATTTCTTTTAGTGATTTCTCCCTGACGATACTTTTCTCGTTCCATTGCGGCCTTATTGTTCATGGCAGCGCGGGCTGATGCAGCTTTGTCCTTAACCTTCTGCAAGGCTTTAGCGTCATTGGCTTTCTGTGCCTGCTTAGTCAGGTCCGCGGCAGTCTGTTTATCCATAAGACCGGCCTTGATAGATGCGTTAAGTTCTGCTAGCATACGATCCTTGTCGGCTTTCAGACGTATAGTCTCCTGCTGGAGCCTTGCTTCTCTATCTGCTTTCGCATTGGCCAGTGAATAGTTGAGAAGAGTATCATTGTATCCGTCACGAAGTCTGTCAAGGGCTTGATTATATGCCGGAACATTACTCTTGATAGGCTGAAAAATTCTGGCACCAGCGGCAGAGGAAACTGTCTGTCCAAAAAGGTTCGCTAGGTTTCCCCAGAACTCTGCGGCACGTTGTCTCTTTATACTTTCCTCGCCAGATTGGTACTTCTGATCAAGAAGGGCCTTAAAGACATCTTCACCATCCTTCACACGATCAGCAACACTCTTTTTCCGGTTTATCTCGTTGGCTGCGTTATTGATCTCTTCGACAGGATTTCTCTGTTCAACCTGATTTTCGGGCTTAAAATCCACTCCAGAAGGATATTTTTGCCCGGAATTCTGATTTTGGACGCGTGAGAATTGAAAATTCAGAGACGATCCGGGAGATTCTCCGTAATTTCCCAATCTCGGAAGCCTTGAAGTGTCTACGGGATCAGGTTTCTTCTTAATATAGTCGAATAAGCCCATTATCTACCCCCTTTCTTCTTGTCATACATCGAGAAGGAACTACCGATAAGGCCAAGTCCATTCGACATAAGTTGCGCACCTCCCTGTTCATTCATCTGGCTCTGTCCAAGTCTTGCATTGAGAATTGCATTTTGGTTCTGCTGGTTTGCTGCATCAACTTGCATTTTACGCTGTGTAGCCTGTGCTGCCAGACCGGTTGCAGTGTTATCCAGTATCTCATTGTTCGCCTGTTGTTGTGCTACGGCGGCTTCTGGAGTTGATCCCATAACAGCGGCAGTTGCACGCGCTTCCTGATTCTGCTTTTTCAGAGTATTCTCAACTCTCTTCATTGCGGCCTGTGCTTCGGCTGATTCCATGTAGTTCTGGTAATAGTTACGATTATACCAGGCATTGTTCTTAGATTCCTGTTCATTGATAAGCCGCTGCTGCTCGCGTGCAGCTTTGGCCGACTTAATTCCCCCGAATATTCCGGAAGCTAAACCGCCCACGGCTCCTAATATTGCTCCTATCATAATACGTATTATTTTGGTTTGTATTGTTAAAGCAAAGAAAGCTAATAATCAGTTATATAGGTTGCAGTGTTGGGTAATTGTTTTTCGACATTAGTTACAAAAGTTGTAACTTTATGTAACTCTTTATATATTTGAACTACAAATAGTTACAATTGCACTTAAATGTTAATAGTTATTAATTGGTGCATTTTTTGTAACTGGTTACAAGAATAGTTACAACTATGGCAGAAAAAGAAGAAAAAAAGAAGAGAAACAGGCCTTGTAAAGTGAAGGAAAAGGAACAGTCATTAAAGTTGACATATACTGATGAAGATCGCATCAAGGTTGTTCGCCTGTTGATAGACAACGGGATGAACTATGTTCTTACGCATCGGCAGACCGGCATTAATTCAGCCACCATCAAGCAATGGTATTACAGGTATAAGAGGGATATCGAAGAAAGTAGTACAGCTACTATGATTGCCGAAAAGGTAGAGATTGACTTTGCCCGCGCAAAACTGGAACTCCTGCAAAACAACTTCTCCAAATTAAACACTCTTGCTGATGCAGCAATAATGCGTGCTATTGCTTTGTGTCAGGTCGAAACAGATCTTAATAAGCTGAATGGCACATTAAAGATCATCTTCGACTTGATATGTAAGTTCAACGAATCGTCTCAAGAGCAACAACAGACTTCTGGCGCAACCATCAACTTCATACAGGAAAGTATTGTCCAGCTAAATCAACTGAAGCAAGATCAGATCAATAAGATCAAGGAAAATGCGAAAGATGTTAAAGAGACAAAACCGCTTTAGAAGCATCTATAACAGTGTTTTTGCATTGTTTAACTTTTTATTCTTTTGATTGCTGCACACAATTCAAAATAATTCATTACCTTTGCAATGTGATAAAGAACAAACCATTAACTTAAAACAAAAGATTATGAAAATTAAAGGTATTAAATCAGTCGTTAGCGAATTTAACAACATTTACTTTGGAAATTTTGCCAGAATTTTTTTGGACTTGAATAAATATGAAGTATATATGCTGGAATATGTAGATTATGCGTCTGGTCCTGCATCATTACAAAAGAATGTATATGAAATAGCTCACATTGCAAGAAGAAATGGTAAGATTACAATGAAAGATGTACAATCATATATCAACAATTGCGAAAGATTATGAAAAAGTTAGACGACATGATTCAAGAAATGGCCAACAAAGGTTATACTGGAAGATTATCCAAAGAATTCCGATATTCAGTTGACAAAGACAATACATATAAGACTATTTACATTGATCATTCCCCAGATGAATACTTAATAAAATTAGCAAATCAATATCAAGTTATGTGGTGCGCTGTAATATTACATTCTCCGGGAAATGATTTTTACGAAGGAAAAATATCTTACCACACAATGCCTTCTGATATGAAAAGCTTTGATTTTGGAGAAATAAAAGATTATTATGTCAAAGAAGCTACTGAATACGGATGCACCGTATATCAGGTTATCAATTCATCAACAGGAGTTGTCGCATATTACGACAAAGACAAAAGTGTCGCTGATAGTGTTTGCAATAAATGGAATAAATAATGTCAAGAGGTGGTAAAAGAAAAGGTGCCGGGAGAAAGGCTTTAGTTGCTAATAAGATATCAAGCAATATTAAGCTTTCTCCCGAAACCAGAGCAATAATTGAAAGGTATTCTCAAGGTCTTGGACTGAATAAATCAGACTTCATCGACCGATTTATTTTTTTGTATGTTGAAAGCTGCCCGGACATTATCAAGTGTCCTCACTGTGGTAGCCCTATGAAGTGGGATTCAGTCGGAATAAATCCCCCTAAATGTAAAGAATGTGGCAAAGATTAACAAAAAGCCTGTGCAGCGTTGAACTCACAGGCTTTTTTAATTATATCCGCATCATTAAAGCTTCATTCCTCAACTCCAGATAAGGCTTGTACTTGTCAGGATCATTGACATAATCACACACTCTTGCAACACATATACTGGCTTGCTGGCTCCTGATCTTGGTATAATATCTTATAATGCCTTTGGCCCGATCGCTATGCCCCAGACAATAATTGATAACTCCGTCCGGCATACCCAGGTCACAGGCAAATTGAGCAAAACATTTCCGCGCTGAATAGAATATTACTTTCTCTTCTATTCCCAGTTCTTCCGCAAGGAGCGACAAACAATAAGATACATACTGGGAAAAGTTATGATAGGTGTAATTATACCCGAAATCAAGCTTTCCATCACTCTTGATCCATTCCTGATAATACTTCTTGATATTCTCCGGCATGGTAAATGATATCCGGTTCTCCTGCTGTGTCCTTCCTGCTGACTTGGTTCTTACATAGCTGACATCTTCCTTCCGGAAGTCTACGTTCATAAGATCTATCAGATTCATGCCGCCCAGAGAGAAGGAAAGCATAAACAGATCTTTTGCTATTCTTAACCTCTTTCTTTCCGGATTGCTGTACATGATCTTACGGAAAGATTCAATACTTAACGATACATCGCGGACCGGTGCCGGTGATATCTTGGTTGTCGCGAACGGATGAATAGTATAAGTTACCATCTGATCCGATACGGCTTTGTTAACAATGACCTTAATGTGGCTTAGTATAGTATTGATATACGTCTGGGTTTTCCCGGCCTTCTTAAGCTTATCAGCAAAGGATTTAATCAGGACCGGTGTTATATCCTGCATATCTATATCTCCATTGCAATATTCACAAAAATAACGGGATGATCTCTCCATCAGTTTTGCGTACGATGATCTGTTGTTGTCCAGAAGATAACTCACATACTCGTTAGATATTCCGCGAAATGTGACTTCCGTGTCAGAAGGTCCGGCCTTGATGATGTCTCTTAATTGCTCGCAGGTATAGATGCCGGTGTTGCGAATGTTATCCAGCCGTTCTTCGTACAGATCCATCATTGCACGCAACTTTTTATTGAGTGCTGATGCATCCGGGTGCTTGACGATCTTCCCATTTTTAAGCTGGCTTGGATCTGCCAGAATGATTGATGTTACGATGTAACTTGTACGCGACTTGTGACGGACCGCAATTCTCAGTTTATGCGTTCCATTGATAAGTTGTCTTTCGGGGATAATTACAGGATTGATTGTTGCCATAGCTGATCTTCAAATTAAAGGTAATTTTTTGGGTACTCTTTTTCTTCCAAAAGTGGAAGAATTTTCCTTTTTTTTGAAGGTTGCCGGAGTTTTTGTGAGAAAATCAATAGGGTAAACTCCTTATTTTTCAGCCTGTTATGAATTGAGCCGAAAGCGGGACTCGAACCCGCGACTTACTCATTACGAATG